GCCTGACCCTGATAGTAATCGTCCATATAAATTTATGTTGTTTAGACATATTGAAGAGGGGAACACAGTGCAAGGACAAAGAATAGGTCCTGAACATCCAATGTATAATTTTCCTGATATAATATAATTTATGGTAAAGGATTTCAAATTTTTTAGATCTAACGAAACAAAAATAAATTGGCAACTAACCGGTTTATTAGATGATGCAACAAATGTTCCATTATTGATTGGTGTATTGGACATTACATACAAATATATTCAGGATAATAATTTAATGGATAATGATAGGGTTAAAAATATGTTGATTATCATTATGACTAAATTATATAGGGACAAATATAATTCTTATAGTGATTATAATATTAGAGGTAAGATTGATGAGGTTATAACTTATATGAATAGTGTGGCTGTAAGAAGAATAGTTCAAGAAATACAATGGAACTCTTGGATGACTATTGATATTGAAGCGGAGACAAATCATGTTATTTATGAACGATGTAAATGGGAAGAACATGACTATGGATTTTAAATTTTTTAAGGGAACGCCTCCTCCTAAATGGAGAACATACGGTGGATTGATGCATCCATTGGAAACCATAAGCACAGATTATATCAAACGAATAATGAAACTTTTGGTAACTAATGGTACATTGCCTAATCAAAAAGATGGGAGAACAGCAACCGAGTGGTATGTCATATTAGATAATGAATTAAAAAGAAGAAATGATTAGACCATTTAAATTTTTATCGGGTGTGAAATCCATGTTGGATATGTATGGTAGGGAAATCAATCCAAATCATTATCAAACAATCAGTTTAACTGGCAATCTTCGTTTTCTAAAAGAATACCATAGAAGATTGGATTCTCATTATGCTTCACATTATAATATATTTAATGAAAATCATCCATTATTTAATGAATCGGTAGATTTATATAATAGAACGGTTGGATTTATTAATGGAGGTCATATAACAACCCACGAAGAGATAAGGAGATTCATTCATGGGGCTTATTCAGATATGGTATATGGGGTATTTGAATTGTGGGAAATGGGTGGAGCAACAAATCAGGAGATATTAGTTGATACATATAACTTTATAAACCCAAGACGATGATAAAGATTTTAAATATCTGAAGATGATATTTATATAGGATGAAATTAATGGATATATTATTAGAGGATGAGAATAAGGAAAAACTTATTAAGAAAGCCAAGACAATATACAAAGGACTTAAACGTGGAGTTATTCATAAAGGACACTTTGGTAAGATTGTCTACGAACTTCCCGATGATTATGATCTTCAATTAGATATTAACGATGACGCATTTATTAAACTTGGTGATAATAAAAGTGATAATGCTGTTAGATTTTATTTTGTAGATAATACAAGTGGTGAATATAGACCATATGAATTAAACAATCACGAATATAAATTATATGTTAAGCATTTAGAGGATTATAAATTTAAACCGTTCGATATTATTTTATGGTTTGAACATCACGAAGATATTAAGTAAGGGTTCCAATTAGGGACCTTTTTTTATGACCTCAACCACCGTGAACGGGGATTCCGGCGTCGGAGACTCAATGATGGATATAACCAGCACTAACCACATATAACAATATCAATGCACAAGAAAACCGGCATACGACTATATGACTTTACATATAATAACCATTATACTTTACATATTATATCCAAATACATATAATTTCTAAAGCGACTGGAGTTCCTCAGTCCATCGGTGGTATTATCAATTACAAGGATATTTATATAGAATGAAGTTATTAGACATACTAAACGAAAGTCCATCCTTTTATACGGGTCCATCGGAGGAAAAAAAGATCAAAATGGTAAAGAAGGTAAAGAATGTCTATGCGGCACTAAAGACGGGAGTAATATCTGTGGGATTTAAATATGGTAATGGAAATGAGGTAAAATACAAATATGTTTTAAATAACGAATACACATTAGGGATAGGTCCCGAACTCACAATCGTATTTGTTATAACGGATCCCATAAAGTATCAACTATATGAGATTATAGATGGAAATGAATGGCATGTGGATAAGAATGACGGATCAAATCTATTTCTTTATGAGAAAGCGTGGGGGAAGATCTCTGAAAAATTTAAAAAGTTTGATTTAATACTAAGATAATGAAGTTCATAGATACATTTACCGAGGATGATAAGAAGAAGTTAATCAAGAAAGCCAAGTTAGTCTTTTCTGTATTAAAGAAGGGAACAATTACCCGTTCAGATGGTGTGTCGTTTAGTTATCTACTCGGGGATAATATGAAACCAATTGTAGTAAATGGTGAGATAGAGATATTTGCATTCATTTCCAAGATAGTAGAAAAAACTTATTGTCCATTAAGTATACATGCGATTAAAGAATTAATCATAAATAAATTCAAACACTTCAATATCGATGCGGAATTACATCATAGTCCCAACACTGAGATAGTTAAATACCAAGGAAAGAAACCGTGGGAGAAGGAAGAGGTAAATGAATCTACAGATGATTACACACAAAAACAAATCAAAAAGGCAAAGACCATATATAAGGCATTAAGGAAGGGAACAATCGGGGGAGATGATCCTGAACAACCTCACTTTTTTTATGAATTATCGAATGATTTCTCGGTACATACAACTCACTCGGGGATTGTTATTACATCAGAAAAGGTTAAAATTAAACATCTGAATAGAGGATGTTTATTACATAGTACGGATTACATGGGTAGTTTAATTAGAAAAAGGTTCAATCTTTTCGGGATAATATTAACAAATCCATATAAAGATTTATATTTTGATTATGAAGTAGATGCGTGGGAATCACCTTTAAACGAAGACATAGATATAGACAAGGAAAGAAATAGGGTTAAAACCATTCATAAAGCTATTAGAAAGGGTATAGTGAATTTCGAGGGTAATCGTTTTAGATACGAACTTCCTGAGGAATATACATTTCATGTGGTGGACGAACTTCATTTACAAGTAACTGCCATTAAGTTTACATTTTATAATAAAGACTTATCAAAAGATAATGGAGGTGGTCATGGTTTACCATTAAAAATATGGAGAATAGAAGGGGGTAAGGATGTATATTTAAATAAAATATTAAGCGCACAAGATGTGGGGGATATATCTTATAATGATGAGTATGGTATAACTAACAAAACGGGAGTGGAATATGTAAATGTTAAAAATAAGGTTAGAAACAGATATCGTAATTTTAATATCAATGCAATTATGACCACACCAAGTGACACGGTAATGGTAAACGAAGAGGAGGAGGACAATGATCTTACCGAGAAGGACAGGAAGAAGATAGAACTTATTTATGGTCTATTCAAAAGGGGGAAGTATAAGGTGGATGATATATTTTACAATTATGTCCTTCCTGAGGAGTTTTGGACGTCCAATAATAAGGAAACGGGGGAACTTATTGTTGTTCTGACGATGGATCCCACACAGAAGATGAAACTATACGCAAAGATAAAAAAAGAGGATGGTAATCTATACCATCGAGAAGTTCCCGTGGAAGCAACACAATACGCATCTCTATACGATGATGCAAAGAAAAGGATTAAGGAGAAGTTCGAGAGATTTAATATAGAAATAGTGTTCTAAAATTAGGATATTCCAATTCGTACTAGTATATTTGTGGTATGAAAATACCTATTCAACTATCATTCAAGTTATTCAACGAGACAACAACAGTTAAAACCACCGTGGAGGATCTACATATAGGTCAAACGATGGAGATGTACCAAAAGGTGATGATACCTCTATTCGGGGTGGAAAACTACGAAAACACCATACTTCAAATAGCACAAAGGATAAAGGAGGGAAGGGAGAAGAAACCAACACCTCTATTCATAAGGGTATTCAACTATGTGGATAACTTATTTAAGGATTAACTGTTTCATAACATAATCACATATATTCTCCTGAATTCCACGGGTATAATGACACTCCTCTTGGTTATGATATCCATTATCATCCAACCATTTAGAGAAATGAGAAGGAAAGGTAATCTTATTCCCATAGTTCAATAAGGTATTAGACCATTCATTCTCAACAATAAAGATATAGTATATAGGGATATTCCTATGACGTAATTGTTTAAAGATAGCGTCAAATTGAAAAAAGAGTCTCCTATTGTAATCTTCATTATTATCCAATTGGTAGTTAATGATGTCTATGATGTAATCGTCTTTCGTTTCAATTGGTCTGTTTATTTCATAGTATGAATAGGAATCATTGTATATTGAATTGGTTGACATGATCTTATTCATTTTCCTATTATAGTAGCAACCTCTAATAAAGAATGAGAAGTTAAAGAACAACATGTCGCCCTCTTTAATATCCATTATACAGGATAATAGTCTGGTAAGTATTTCTTCATTGGCCGATCCAGATTGAACCTGATTACAGTAATCGTAATTCATTCTCTCAGATATATGTTTAACGAAGTGTTTATCGTGATCACCTACCCCACCATAACTGTCCCCGAAATGATATAATGTTCCCATAATAGTATATAAGTATTTGTATCCCACATAAATGACCCCAACCACCGTGAATGGGACTTCCGGCGTCGGAGAATCACTATAGGTAGATCCAATATTATATAATCTCTAAAGCGACTGGAGTTCCTCAGTCGGTTAGTGGTATTATAAATGTGGATAAGTTTACGGGGAATTAGTTTAAAATCTATCTAATATTTGTTATATTAATCAGTATGGGAAATAAATTAAAGGCAACACCGGGAACAAAATTCCACATGGTAACCATAATAGAAGAAACTGAACCAAAGAGGTACGATAATGGTACATTATCAAGAATGGTTAAGATTAAGTGTGATTGTGGTAACATAAGGGATAAGAATTTGGCACTTGTATTAAGAGGTGAGGTAAAGAGTTGTGGGTGTTTATCAGGTAAAGGTGATTTAAATGTAGATGCGGTGGGAACAAAATATAATATGTTAACCATTACAGGTGAGGCACCAAAGAGACGTTCAAAAGGTGGAACAAGTCAAAGGTTTGTTAAGGTTAAGTGTGATTGTGGTAGTGAAGAATTTGATGTTCAATTAAGGGCTATTGTCAGTGAAAATACAAAATCCTGTGGATGTTCCAAATTAAATGGTAATAGGAAAAGTAATGTAGATTACACAGGGAAGAGATATGGTAAGTTAACTGTCATAAAAGAATTACCTGGTATAAGAAATCCTGGTGGGTCTATGATTAGAATTATGGAATTTAAATGTGATTGTGGTGTGATTAAACCATTAAGAATAGGAGACGTCATAGGTGGAAGGACAACATCGTGTGGATGTTATATGAGACAGGTATCAAGTGAATCAAATGCTATGAATGTGGAAATTGGTACAAAGAGAGGGTATATGACATTATTAAAAGAAACTGATAAGGTGACAAAATACAAAGAAGATGGTGGAATGTTAGGTAGTATAAGATATGTAATGGTTAAATGTGACTCTTGTGGTTATATAGAAGAAATGACATTACGTAGATTTATAACCAACTCACAACCAACCCATTGTGGATGTTTACTATCCAAAACAACTATGGATAGATTAAATAGTAAAGAGATGATAATTGAAAGGTATCATAGTCTTGAAATTCTTAAAGAAGTTGATGAGGTTGAATACTATACACATGATGGGGTAACATATAAACAAAGGATGGTAGAATGTGTATGTGAATGTGGTAGTGTTAATTTATACAAATATAAAGATTTGTTATTAAACACTATAAAGTCATGTGGGTGTAAGAGTCATTTTGATAGTCATGGGTTATGTAAGGATGAAAATACACGACGAATGTACAATAGGTGGAGGAATATGTTAAGTAGATGTTATAATCAAAGAGATGTAAGTTATCATCATTATGGGGGTAGAGGAATAACAGTATGTGAAAGATGGAGAGAATCATGTGAAAACTTCATTGAAGACATGGGGTATCCACCTACATGGGAAGATACTAATGATAGAATTGATGTGGATGGTAACTATGAACCTGAGAACTGTAGATGGGCAGAACATAAAACTCAGTGTATGAATAAGAGAACTAATAAATGGTATGTGAACGGAGAAAAGAATCCCACTATATAGTCACTAATATATGGCAAGGAAACAATTTCAGAAGATGGTTAAGGAATGGAAGGAGTGTGGTCCTAAAGAGGTATGGGAAGGAGTTAGAGATAACTTCATCTTTGGATTCTTGGGTGCAACCATCATTGTATTCGTTTCCACTAATACGGACATAATGGTCCTTGTTGGATATCTTTGTTATTACTACATGTTAGGTAGAATTCAGAATAGACCTCGTTACGTGACCGATCTTGGTAAGATGATTGTGTTCCCTATCCCTTCAGCACTCGGAGCCTTCACAGGGTATAAGTTGTCCATGATTATTCATGGTTGGTTATAGGACTTTAAGAATGTCCCGTATAGAAGTCCTCATTCTCTTCTTCCATTACATAAGAACTCACAGAAGGTAATCCTGAATATTGACATATTGAATAATCACCGATTAATAATAGTTCGTCTAAGTTGATATTGTTTTCCATAGGTATATTTTAAGGAGACAAAGATAGGATAAACTTCCGAGATTGTCCACGTTTTAGTTCCGACTTTGGACCTGTTTTATCCCACTATGTCTCCGACATCCGTGTCGGGAACATCCTGTTTACCCCCCGAAGTCCGACCGTAGGGAGGACGTAATTGCTCTATATTGGTACAAAAATCCCACCTTTAGACCCCTGAAAATTACCCCCATTTTATCCCCGATACTGACCCTGTTAGAGGGGTTTTATTTACATATTTTTATCGTAGAATATAAATTGGTCTGATAATCCCACTTTTACTAATATTTATTGATTGTAGGTATACCAGCGTCATTTTGGGGAGAAAGTGGGGAAAAGTGGTAGTATGTGGGGATTGACCCTTGACCGAATAGAGACCCATATCCTAAAAAATTTGAATATATAACTGTAATACGGGGTCCTTCGGACCCCTTCAGGTCTGTCATAGTGTCCGTTTTATTTACATATATATAAACCCGTTCATACGTAATACACTGTCCCGTAATACGTTCCATTCCATTTAACATAAAGTACGTTATAGGTTCACAAGTTATCCACATTATGGACCCTTGTCATACACCCTGACGACCGACCGAAGGGAGGGAGATAGTTATCCACATTTTACCCACACCCGTAATACAGTCGATCTTGCCAGACAATATCGGGGGAATCTGTGTTTAACCATTTAAGTGTAATACTTAAACAAAATAATGCCAAACAATATTCATAGAATTCATTAGGCCAAACACTATTGTCCGTCATACAAATGGTTCAAGTACGGACATCCCTAAAACCTGAAGGGGACCCTATGGGTCCCCGTAAGTAAGCTTGTTATGTAATACGAATTAATAACCGATGTTGAAGTTCTTGAAACGGTTCTTTAGATATTCACGGAATTCTTGTTGTTCCTCTTTGGATAGAGGTGAATCTTCAGGGGTGTTCTTTATACCATCAACAATCTCCCAACCAACATTACATCTGATCTCGAAGTTAGGACGTAATACCTTATCGGTTCTATTGTAGTCAAACCTATCTTGATGTACTATAAAGGCTTTGGTCCAATCAAGTGGGGCGGATAGTTCATATGTATGACCTTTCCAAGTTCCCTTCTTCAGTCCGTTATAAACTGATTTGGCTTTCTTTACCAACTTAGCCATTGCCAAAGAATATTCGTCGTCGAAGGTTGGAACATCCCCTGGATTTAATTTATATACATTTAATAGAAATGATCTTGAGAACATAATACCACCAAACCCATTTGGGGATAGTAATCTTAAGTTATACGTTGGGGTATCCATGTAGTCCCTTAGGTGTAATACACCTTGGGCTGGATAGATATTCACGTTACTGAAACTAAAGTGATACATGTCCAATATATCTGTAGGGTATATGGATGGTTTATCCTTTAGATCAGGATTAATCTCTAACATACTATCAATGAAGTCTGTTGCTGCCACCTGAAGTAGGTTCAACGGGATAACAGGTTTTGGATCCATGTTTGGTTTGAAGTCAATAGAACATGTAATGTTCCCGAGGAATTTATCTTTATAACTGGTTACAGAGAAAGGAACCTCCTCCAATCTTATAGTACTATGAATCTCACCTTCAGGTATACTGATCTTCTTCCAGAACAGATTTTGTTTCCTATACTTATGAATGGTCTGAACAAACTTATCACTGGCATACTTCAACTTATCTATTCCCCTCATATCACCATCCACTGGTTGGTCATCCTCTGTTAATCCTTTTAATTTACTTAGTCTCATGTTATATAAATATTGCCAAACAACATTGACAGTGCTGCTGTTGTAGATCCTGTTTGTTTTGCCAGACAATATCGGATCGATCAGATCCTGATCAGGTATCGTCTTTAAACAATAAACCCCCCACAATAAGTGGAGGGTCCATTATTGTTCGTCTATAATACGATTACGCTGCCAATAATTGGTTGCGGAATGTAATTGCTGTTCTCTTGTTTGAGAAGTTCTTAGAGATCTTAGAACCGTTAACAGATGCTCTTACACGGTATGAACTACCGTCGAAGTAAACATTGTTAGATACAGGTACATAAGTTGTCTTGGTGCGACGAGCTGTAGCAGATTTTTTCATCTTGCTTGTTGTTGTTTTTTTCATAATCATTAATTGTTTATAATAAAATATAACAACAAAAAATGGTAATAAAAAATTTAAGGCAACTTTTTTTTGAATTTGTCAAAATAGTAGTTGCCAAACAACATCCCACAGATCCACTGTCCCGATCACCCGAACTTCTCATCCATATGATCGTACCACCTATCACCCCATTTACCGGCCATGTAGTTGAAGTGTTCCTCAGTACTCATGAGGTAATATAGGATGTGTTGGTCCCAAAAGAATTTAAACTTTGTCATGGTATTTAATTTCGATGTTAACATTATCTAAGTTGAAGGTGTCATAGAAATCTTGTAGGACTTCTATCTTAGCTCTACCTACCCAAGTCAGTATATAACCCGAATCCATCTTTCGTTGGATCTTGGATATCTGATCCTTAATCCATAGTTTAACTAATTGATCATTCATTTTCTAATAGTTTATATTGTTTATCACCAATAGTATCCAAGATATATGCCACCTCTACTATATCTTCCAAGTCGTAGGTGGATAGGTCATCGAACTCATCCCCATATGGTGTGGTACCTGTAAAGTACTGCCCATCAGACATTGTCTTAACTATGTATGGTACCTTAATCATTGAGGAATCAAATTCATTCTCCTCCGTTACATACACTGTGAACGGGTTGGTAAACTCTATGGTCTGACCAACTTGAAATAGATTCTCTATCTCATTACAGAACTTGATTCTTAAGTTCTTTACTTCTTCCCTTGAATTGTAGTTCATATTATTTATCTTTTGATTCGTCACAACAATAAACACATTCCCCGTCGGATTCTAACTCACCTCCACATACCCCACAACAATCACCCTCATCTAAGAGGTCCTCGTCGGAGTTCCCAAGATATGTAATCCTCATCCCGACAATCTTATCTCCATCCATCATTACATCCAAAGGATATTGACCATCCCCGATACCTGATGAGGATACCACACCTGTGTCATACAAACCCCACTGATCTTTATGTAGTGTGAAGTGACACATCTTCTCATACCACATATCACCTCCCTTATCATTGTAAGGTAATACAAATGGGTTATCAAGTGTGGGTGTTGTAATACCTACAGACATTTCATCATTACGGTAACTTGTCATACAAAAGATTCCACACTGACCTGAGTCAACACCACATTCACTGTGTTGTTCCCAATCATCAGTATCAGTATAATCCTCGTGGATTACTGTAATACTTGACACTCGTACACCCCAACCTGTTCCTTCGTCGTGTTTATCTACCTCGACATTGTACTTACCGGGTAATACATTATTTAATTTGGTTTGACACCAAGTGTCGGGTGTATAACAAGGGTCAGACACCATTACATTTTCGGAGAGAGTAATTTGATTCATTTTAATTTAGTTTAGTTTATGGGGATAAAGTTAAATCGTTTATTCGTATATACCAAATTTAGTTAGAATATATTTTAGTAAAGTTATCCACATTCTCTATGATAGTTTCTAACATACATGTCCTTAACTTGTAATACACCTTCTTCATAAAGTCCTCATTGCCAAACAATATCTGAGGATCCACTGTGCCGTTCGGGAAGTAGAGGTCTATTGGGTCTATTAGAATACGAAGTTCATTGATCTCGTTATCGCTTCTGTAGAAATTTGTTCTGGCATAGATATACTTGTCCTTAACGGTATATAGTTTCACATTGCCAACCAAATTTGACAGTGCTCGGATCTGAAGTATGATCACCTCTAAGTCGGCTAATTCTTGTATGTTTGTCTTCACCGAAGTTATTCGGTCTTTATAAACCTCTACAAATCTTGCCAAACCAATTTCCGGATGGAGATCTGTTCCGTGATCATCAGTTATAAATTGTTCCCACTGCGGTCTTTGTTCTTGGTTCCCCGTGACCTTAAGGAAAACTCCGTTGTTTAATTTGCCCATGATAATGGATTTAATATGTTAATAATTTTGCCAAACCAATTCGGCCTGGTCATTCCTCCGAGAAAGACTCGGGTGTTGAACTCATTGCCTCCATAGTATGGAGTTGGTTTGGTGTACGCACTTGCCACACCAAATTGTTCGAACCACTCTTGTTGAGTCAGTTGTTTTTCGGGATAGGTGGTCTTACTCACCTTCGGATTCTTCGTCATTTTCTTTAATTGTTTCGTTATATAATCTTGTTAATTCTTCCTTGTCTTCATCAGATACGAAGTCGAACTCGGATATGAAGTCTTCTAATGTTTGTTCCTCATCCAATATACAATCTACTCTACTTTCAACTTCAGACCAAAACTCCTCTCTTGAGTATTTGTATATTCCCTCGAGGTATCCACATTCGTCGTCATATACTTCTAATTCACCTTCAACTTCACCAGCGGAGTAGTCAGGTTTTGTCCAATTAAATGTTGTTTCACCTGCGAATCCAACACCGCCTTCAGAATAGAACAGGTGTGCATTCACCTTGTACATCTCACATAAGTTCTGTAGGAATGGAATTGGTGGTGACCAAGCCGTTTCACAGAAGAAACTGATTTCATCTTTGGTAAATGTAAACATATCCTCACTATATGAGATGTCCCATTTAGTACCGAACCATTCAATGTTAGTATCGTACCACTTCTCTTTGTAATCACCTTCAGACATATGTTGGGGTAACCCTATAAGGGATTGGAAGACATTATTACTTTGTTCTTCATCTGAAGTCTTAATACTCTTAAGAACGGCGGTGAGAGTACGAATTGTACCCTCATCACCACTTATTGTTATGTTGTTATTACACCAGTTTGGCATGATAATTAATTTTCTTGTTCTTGTTTAAAATCATTTAGGAACTCGTCCTCAAATGGTAAATTATTTAACTGATAAGATTTAATCAATTTGATTGGGTGATACTCACTTTCTTTATCAGTTAGATTAAAGAACCTATCCTCTATTGTTAGTGGTTCTTTATTAAAACCCTCATAAACTTCTAATACATTCTTATCCAAATCTACAAGATAAGCCCACTCACAGAATAAACTATCACCTGCGAAGTCTGTACTATCGGTAATCCAAATCTCATCTTCTTCACCATCTCTAATCATTTCGAGAATTCTTGCACCATTATCTCTTGTGAGGTATGGATACTTCTCTTGATATAACTTTGACTGGTCTCCTGTCATCCAACCATTCTCACATCCAATAGTCTTTAACCAATTCTGAATTTCTTTTTCTTTGTTTCCGTTTGTAAAGAAAACTTTGTTTAGTTTCTTTTTAAATTCTTCCAAATTGGTTGTTTGTAAGAACTCTAACACAATAAGACCATTACCTGATGGGTATCCATCCCATTGTCCGTATTGTGCTACTTTTGTTTCTCCATTGGAGATTACCATTGTTAAATTTCTTGTTCCCATAATATAATTTTTAAGTTTAGGATACAAAGATAAACTTTTTATTTTTATACCACCAAAAATAATCCAAGTATTTTTTGTTAAATTTTTGCTAAAGGATTTTACCAGAAAAACTGGTAGGCGCAGCTGGCTGATATTGATTGGCAACATTTGCGCTGTAAAATCCAGCAGAGGCGCACAGGGGGAATTTGTTTGGCAAACATAACTCGTTGATTATCAATAAAACTTAAATTGCCAAACAATATCGGTGCTGTGCTGCGCTAGAAATTTGCACAGCTACTTCAGCGCAAAAAAATCCCCCGTACTTCTACGAGGGATCTAACTAAACTTACTAACCCACCTTCTCTATTTATTTTGTAATACGTCTTTAAATAACTTTAAAGAACCATTTATTATAGTCGTCTCTTTAATCGCTTCGTCTATTGATTTAAAACTCTTGTGTAATACGAAAGTATTGCCGTTATTGGAATACCAAACATCGTACGTTTTTTTACTTGGAGATAAAATTATCTTCGTGGTCATAATTATACGGATTTAATGAAGTACAAAGGTAATACATATTTTAATACAAACCAACAAATTTTTTAAATTATTTATTTTTTTATTATATGTGGAAGATTTAATCAAAAAAGTTAAACAGATCTTGCCAAACAATATCTCACCAGGCCCATTACTGGTATTACATCTAATAAAAATGGAGATCCGTAGATCTCCATTGTACAACTAACCAAACACTTAATTATTAAACACTATATAATATACTAAAAATTTTTGACTTGGTCAACTTTATTAGAGAAAACTTCTAATACATCACCCAACTGATTCATATTGTATATCTCAGCCGTAGATTCACCACCATTATCCTTTGGTTGTAATACTTCCTTTGTATCCATAATCTCTTCCCAACTAATCTGTTCAAGGTCTCCGTCTTCATACATTTGTTTGGCAATCTTAACTGCCTCATTTAAGTCGTTAGCCTTAACTTCAAAGTCGGTTCTCATCCACGTGGTAACCTTTTGGTCTAAAAAGAATTCAAATGTTTTCATGTTAGTTTATTTTTAATTTTAGTAATTACATATGACCTATAATTAATATTGTTTAAATCCACTTCATCCATTCTACCACCATAAATGGGTTTACAACGATATCTAATATCTTTAGTACCCTTCGGATAATATTGTGGTATGGTAACAAAATGTCTATATATTGGAGTACCTGATGGCTGTTTATATTTGTAGTGTTTAATATCTTCCCACTTCAAATTATCTAAAAAATCATTTAAAGTCAAAGTATTCAACTCATCCAATAACTCAATTATTCTATCATTATTTTTCATAACTTAAAATTTATTTCTTACACCCACCTTACGAAACAAATCGTCGTATGGGTCTACTTTTGGTTTAAGTGATTCGTTAATTAGTGTGATATCAGCTTCGGATATCTCATCCACAAACTTCTTATCCAAATCGTCGAGATGTCTGCCAGACAATTTGTCGAACCCTCCCATCTCATATTTGGGATAAACAATCTTGGTTTCTGTGTCGATTACTGATGCGACGGATTTTAGTTCTACTATCATTATACTTTATTTAAAACTTGATTAATGTCGTGTTCGGTGATTGTTAAAATGGTTTCAACATCATAACCAAAACTATCCATATAGTCGAATAACAATTCATCACTCTCGATTATTTGTTGTTTGGTAATAGTTGATTCATTCCATATATCATACCAATCTTTTACCACTCTATCTCTTAAGAATGGAATAGTAAGAAAAAAATCATCAGATAAGTGGTCATTCCTGTCGTGGATTTTTAAAATGTGTAGTTTCATATTAATTGTTTTAATTTGTTTTCAAATTCTTCTCTCATACCTTCTTCATCATAAACCTTTTTGGTTTCATCATCGTCAGGGTGATAAAAACTAACATCTACTTCAATAACATCCATAGATAATTTATTAATTGCATTTTGAATACCCTCCAACATATCTTTGATATGTGGTTCATTATTTTCTTCATAATTAGATATTTCATAAATCCAATTAGAAGCTTCTTGTAGTTGTCGGGTAATTTCTTTCTTGTCCATGTTTAATAAGTTTAGACCACGAAGATAATTGTTTTTTCTTTATCAAACAAATTGAATTGTTAAAACTTTGTTAAAGAAATTAACAGATGTAATACCTGTGATCGGATCTACGATATTGTTTGGCAGTGTTACTAATTTATATAAAAAGGTAACAAGTGTAATACGCTGTTGCCAAACAACATCACAATGCTTACCAGGCGCTAGTATTTGTAATACGATTGCCAAACAATATTCCTCGCCGGCACTGTGCGTATTTTGATAAAATAAAAAACCCCCTACTTTCGTAGAGGGTCGGGAGGGGGAAAACACAAACCTAACTATTAAACCATATGAACCAAATCTGAAAATATCTCTTGTTCAACTTGACCAATACCACCGAACATTTTTGCTTCGGTATTATCGTTCTTACTATAAGAGTGTGTAGTGTATTTTGTTACACCACTAAATAAACCCCACATATTATCACCCTTTTGAGACAACTCACCATTTAAGTCAATGTAGAATCTTGATAAGTTATTACGTGTTCTTGTAGATAACGCATCTTCATCATTTAAATCAACTTCAGGTTTGATGCCAAACAATTTTCGTGTCACCTTCTCCTTCAACAAATCGTCAAAACGTGTTTCACTCAATTCAGTAATGAATCTGAATGTTTCTTTCTCTTCTTGCAAAACAATATCCAAACGTCTGCAGATGTCTTCAACTTTTAAAGACATAGACTTTGTGTGTCGAACTTTGTTTTGAAGTCCACTCATAACTCTAAAGAACGTGTTCATACAACTGATAGTCGTATTAGAATGACCAAATGCTAATGATGTTGAACCATCAAAAGAATTCACCCCCGTTAAGAAACCTTCAATTCTGTCATTACCTAACTTCAAATCATTTCCTTTTAGTTGAACGTAGATACGACCGCCATCCTTGAACTCACCTCCACGATGAATTTCTAAACCCGTTCTACCCGATACTTGATGTAATAAGTCCATCAACTCATGGTTCTGATAAGGAACATAACCATCAGAATGCAAACCAACGATCATGTTGTTGTCATCTCTAACGATTGCCTTTTTGTTTGGAACAATAATACCACTTGTGGTTTGAATGTTCTCTTGACGTACCGACCAATTCAGGTTGGTTTTGTCTAATAATGTTTTTACTTGTTCGTTCATATAAATTAATTTAGAACATAAAGGTAGTCTTTTTATATTACTCACCAAATAATAGTTGTTAACACTTTGTTAAAGAATGTGTAATATAATACACTATTTGATGTAATATGTAATACGAATAATAAAAAGACAAACGAATGTGTAATATAATACACTATTTGATGTAAATGTGTCCACCTGCTGCGATCCCCCGATATTGATTGGCAAATGCCAAACAACATTAACTGAGTAAACTGACTCAAGATGGGTTGTAATACGTTTGCCAAACAATATATTTTATGTCCACAGGTGTTATACCAAATAAAAAATCCCCACCGAATTAACGATGAGGACTCCTATTATCAACTAACCAAAACATTTTATTTTTCAAAATCCGAAGATAAATCTCTTAGTCTAAGTTGTTGTTTCTTCGCTCTGTGATAGTTATAAACTTCTTCAAATTTCTCTAAGTAAGCTTTAGTTGTAATACTTGGGGTTAATTTGTCAGGGAATTTAGATAACTTCTCAATGAATTCTTTGAATGAGAATCCTTTACATCTCATTTCACAACACATTAAGGCTGAGATACATTTAGAACCATAAGCTTTAGGGTGGTGTATCGCCAATTCTTCAACCTTCTTAGCAACTTCTTCAGCTTTTTTAATAGAACCAATTTTAAATTCTCCACTTTGGAAAACTTTGGCTCTTGGGTGAGCGTTAGGTTCATTTACCAATAAGATTAAAGCTTGTGTCATTTTAAACTTAGGATACTTTTCCATAAACTCCTTTAACGCGATATAGTTAGGGTTACCTTGAATCGCGTAGGTGTTTGTAAAATCGTGTTTATTCCAATTCTCTTGTAACTGATTCGCTTGGATAATTGAATCTTGTGTCATACCCTTACAAACTTGAATTAACATTGGAATACCTAATGACTTAGCCGCCAAATATCGGTGGTGTCCGTCAATGATTTCATTCTTTTCATTAACACTAATAGCCTTGTTTGGTAAGAATCCATGAGATTTCATCTTTTCCATTAAGTCTTTTACATGTTTCTCTTTTGTTACTCTTTGTAATGAGTTGAACTTGTATCTATCATAAGAAGTTGTCTTTATGATAGAACCTACTTGTTTGTCTTGTTGTGACATAAAAATTATTTTTTGATTAGACCACGAAGATAAGGAATATTTTTTTATATATTCCAAATTATTTAGAATATATTTTAATAAACTTATCCACATAGTTATCCACATGTAATACGATGTTCAACCAGTTTATTTCCAGCTCAGGACCAGTGGACATATTGTTTGGCAAAATTGATCATTTATTTTGGATGTCTGTCCAGTGGTGATATTGATTGGCAAATGCCAAACAAGTTTCAACGCATGCGCTGTGGGAATCAGGTAAGTGTAATACGAACTGCCAAACAACATTCAGATGGGATCCGAACCAAAACTTCTCGTAAATAAAAAACCCCCGTATTTCTACGAGGGTCTTCACCTTTCCAACCTTATGTATTTCTACACAACTATCTTTTCCCAATGTTCTATTACGGACTTCCCTTCACTTTCACATTCATCGTGTCCGTACATACCCCAATTACTTTCAACTTCGTTTTTATGTTCGTGTCCTAATTCACAAGTTTCAATTTCATATACCTTATAACCCCAAACGTCGCCCGTAAGGTATTGGTCGTAAGTTTCAACTTCACCTTTAAGGTATTCTTCAACTTTTGTTTCATCAATACCTTCTTTCTTTATCTTATACTTTGATACAAAGATAAAACCAACTTGACCACTATCCCAACGACAACTGAACGAACTTGTGGATATAGTTATACCCGAGTGGTCGTAAAGATACAAAGGTAAGATAACAACTTCACCTTCGTTTTTAATGATACCTTCTTTTAATTCTTCCCAACTATCATAATCTTCCGTACGATAATCAGTCTTATCACCCAAGTCATACCTTTTGTGAAAACAAACCATTGTACCCAAGTTATCCCAAGTACGAGGACTTTCAGGGTCTGTGTCTTGAACGACTTCTAATTCAAATTTTTTCATAGTGTTTAATTTAGAGTATAAAGGTAAGTCTTTTATATAACATACACAAATATTGTAGTTAAAACTTTGTTAAAGAATTTTTCACCTGTTGGCACCATCCGGATATTGATTGGCAAATGCCAAACAAATTCTCACCAGGATCTGTAGCAAGTCGTGTTGTTCACTAATTCTTATTGTTCACGTTCCGTGAACATTCGTAATACGTGAACATGCCAAACAAAATTCCTACGGACGATCAGGGTGACGGGGTAAGTTTATCGATCATATGTAATACGTTTATCGGTCAAATAGGTGTCAAAATGATTAATAAATGACTTGTGTTTGAACGATAAGTTTCATTTTGACTTGTATTACGTTGCCAAACAATATCCTCCTGCGGCACTGTAACTTCACGGGTAGTACCTAAGGGGTTAAAATAAAAACCCCCCGTACGTAATACGAGGGGAAACACAATATGAACTCACAAACAGAAAAACTAATAGTTATTATCGTTGAAATTATGAGGGTTATAATTTCTTCTCATAGGAGTACGAACTCTATGACTTGTTGGAGTGTAAGACAAAGGTCTATCATTGTTATATGATTTCTCTATTCTACTATCAATAGTAGGAACTTCATAGTCCATTTCAGGTGGAATACCATTCTTCACTTGCCAAGCTAATTTTTGGATTACATTCAACGTCTCCTCAACGAAAACAATTCCATTACTTGTGGTTACTTTGGATTGTACCAAACCACTTTTCATATCAGTATCCATATAGATAGAAACGATATGGTCAACATTTACTAATGTTGGTGTACCTCTGTGGGTTAATTTAATTAACATTTAATTTAATTTTAGATTAGTGAATATTAATTCCATTCTTGCAGGAACGACTTTTGCCAGATTACATTCATCACAACATTCGTCATTCTCATTTTCAGTTTGTATAGGACTTGGGTCATTACCATAACCCTCAACTTCCTTACCACATAAACAACATTTGAATTTTTCCATTTTTATTTAATATTTAATTCATTATTTAATTCCTTACACATATCATCAACAATTTTATGTGCCTTATATTCTCTCTCTAATTTTTTAAGTTCGGTAATAAGGTCACCAAGATTATTCATAGGTATTGTAATAATACTACTACTCATATTTCCGTCTTTTCTATTGAGGTAATCTACTTTAATTTTAACTTTATAAAAAGTAGGTATGATAGATACTTCATTACCACTACTTGTTTTAAATTCTTGGGTTGTATATTTTACTAACATAATAATTAATTTAATACTTCAAAAATATCTTTACCAATAATAAGACCGAGACTTCTTCCGTTATCCCATTTAACATTTACAACATCAAAACCAACATTGTAAACAACTCCTTCACGACCAACCAAAATTGGTTGAGGGTCATCTTCCATTGGTTCAATAAGTCTAACTCTTTTACCCATTAATATATTTGGGTTTACGAGAACATCATTTACTATCATATCATTTATATTTAGACCCCGAAGGTAATACAAAGTTTTGATATCACAAAATAAATTATGATATATCTGTTAAAACATTGTTAATATGTAATACGAGTTCCCGTGGGAAGAAGACCCGGTCAATATATTGTTTGGCATATGTAATACGACAATCCCCCGTGGGACGACTGATCAGAATATTTTGATTGGCATTGCCAAACAAATTGTACAGGACTTCACTGTCGGGAATTCACCCCGACTAACAACTCAATACCACAAAGGGTTTCATAGGATTTTAGAGAACTTTTAGTAAATAGTGTAAAACCAAGGGGACAACATTTAGAGAACTTTCCTGCCAAACAACATTTCCTGGAGACGATTCTACAACGGAATCTTCATAAAACAAAAACCCCCCGTATTTCTACGAGGGGAAAGTTATGAAAAACCAGAACCAACAATAATTTAATACTCCATTTCAGTTTCTTCACACTCTACTTCATAGAGGTTATCAAAAGTTTCTTCACCCAATACGATTGAATGATTATACATACCTACCACATTATTAGTTTGTTCAATAACGTATTCATCAAAAGTATCACCACTTTCTTTGAAACATTCATCATTAGTAGATAAGAACAATTTAGTAATGTTTGGTTCAACACCGAATTCGTTTTGTGAGATAATCACAACATTTGCTTTTTTCATTTTGTTTGTTTTAGACCACAAATATAATACTTTTTTCTTTATAATTCTTATCTATTAAGAATTACTTGTTAAACCTATGTTAAATGTAATACCAAGATTTTTCACCTGTGGACAGAGCTACGATATTGATTGGCATGTAATACCGAACCCCCAACATCCTGATCGGTTACCAAAACTTGATTGGCATATCCGATAATATCCGTAGATATACTATACCATATCCGTAAATGCCAAACAACAATTTTCCCGTCGGGGACTCAAGAGGGTTTGTATGACAAATTTTGCCAAACAATAAAATCACGGACGTGGAACCTTATCTTCTCTTTCAATTTGAATTTGCCAAACCATATTCCCCGGTGTCCAGACATCTGTGGGTGTATGACAATTGCCAAACAACTTTACATGATTCACAGATATCTATGGGTTGTATGACAAATGCCAAACAACATTATGGATTACGGAGGTGAATATGGTCAAAAAAAAACCACCCCTTTCGGAGTGGTCGGTTAGTGGGGGAACTAACCTTAAAGAATTGTGTATTCTTGTTTAAGAATTTTAATTCTTTTAATGTGGTCTAAAGACATTACCTTATAGTTTAAAGTATTCTCTAAACCATTTTGATACTTTGAATAGTCGGACTTGGTATCAATCATATATTGTTGAAACAATAACTTTTCAATACTATTACCCTCAATCAAATATCGTGTATCAAGGTAAGAACTATTGTGGTCTTGATAACGAAAATAGAATTTCGTGTTATCCGACTTTAACATAACTAAACACTTTGATACTAACTGATAAGGACTTTCTTTTTTGTCCTCGTTTACAATAGGGGTAATTCCCTCGTTCTTATACTTTCGTTCTAATTGACTATCGTAATCAAATCCCGTTTGGATATTTGATAACTTTTGTTCCACTAAAACTTGGTCGTAGTAAGGGTTAGGGTTTTGTTTACCACTTTGTTTGAAGTCAAGATACTTATTCATCTTAACTTTTTTTAATGTTGTCAATCCCACATTAGGGACAAAGATATCTATACCTGATAGTATATCTTTTAGTTCGGTTTTTGTAATATTCATATCTTATTGTTTGTTCCCACAAAGTTAATGAATATACTAATACAAAGTTAGAATATACAAATAAAGTTATCCACATTCCGTTGTGGATAAAGTGTTGGTAACCATAGGTGAACCTTCGGGAACTAATGTTGTGTGGCAACCCCCCTATCAGTAGTGGGTATAGTAGTAGGGGGGGTCCCCCCTCCCGTATCCCCCCTTTTTTAAGTGTTTTTAGGGGGGGTCTAAACAGGGGGTCAATCACGCGTTCCGGATTTCTGCAGAATTTTTTTGAAAAATGACTTTTTTTATGTATATTCATAATAAAAATTTTTAGGGAATTTTATGAAAAATGTAAAGACTAATAGAATAGATAAAGAAAAACTTATAGAATTTTATAAGAAAAACGGGAATGCAATAAAGACGGGTATTGAATTCGGTTTGTCAGGTAATACGGTATTAAAGATCGTTCGATCATATGGGGTTTCGGTTATCGGTGAATATAAAAAATATACTGATGAATATATTATATCCAAATACCATGAATATGGGACAGCAAAAAAAACGGGAATAGAATTAGGAATTGGAGATGAAAGGGTTATGGATGTATTAGATAGAAACAATGTTGAAAGAAAAAAGATTAAACACATAGAAGTGGGTAATGTTTATCATAAATTAACGGTTATTGAGTTTATAGGTTATCGTGTTACAAGTGGTGGTGAGAAAAATAAAACGTTCTTATGTAAATGTGAATGTGGTGGAACAAGGGAGGTCGTTAGTAGTAAATTAACTGCAACTAAAAAAGCAATAAAAGACTGTGGATGTACATGGAAACTAAAACAAGAGACTGCGGAGTTAAAACGTGTGGAAAGGGATATAAAGAAAAAAGAGGTGGAAGAGATTAGAGAACAAAAACGTATAGAACGTGAACTGAATAAAAAACCTCCAACTGAGAGAAAGTATAAAGTGGGGTATAAACATAATAAATTAACCATTTTATCTGAAATAGGTACTGGTGATGATATGGTTTTTACTGTGGAGTGTGAATGTGGAACAATAAAGGAGGTTAGAAGATTAACACTACCTACAACAAAATCATGTGGATGTCTTCAAAAAGAAAGATCATATAAGAATGGTTTATTTACAAGGAACAATAAGGAGAAAGAGTTAATGTATGCTCGTTATAAGAATATGAAACGTCGTTGTTATAATGAAAAAAATGATAACTATCCAAATTATGGTGGAAGAGGAATAATTGTATGTGATAGATGGTTAGAACCTAAAGGAATGGGATTTGTAAATTTCTGTAATGATATAGGACCAAGACCTTCTTCAAAACATAGTATAGATAGAATTAATAATGACGGTAATTATGAACCAACCAATTGTAGATGGGCAACCAATTCGGAACAAATAAGGAACCAAAGAAGAAGGAACAAAAAGTGAAAAAAGGGACTTGAATATATCTTTGAGTAGTAAAATTAGAACTATATTTCTAATTCCTACAATATCCCAATACATTCGGGAGGTAAAAACCTGTAAATGGAAATATATTTCCAAAAAGTGAAATAAAAATTTTTCAGATTTTTTTCGTATATTTGTGATATGATATACACAACATTCAAATTCCTAAGAAACAATTACTCTTACGATAGTCTATTGGACTATATGGAGATGAATATACTACACGTAAAAAAGTCCTATAAGATATTCAATGTATTAAAACCCTATATTCAGGAGGAGATGAAACATCGGTTGGATTATCCTGAAACGGAGAATCTTACCAAACAGGAATGTATAGAGGAACTTAATCAGTTATTTCGGGGATATAGGTTTGAATCATCTTATAGAAGTTTTATAATAAAGGATACTCAACAGACGTGGGAAGACCAAAGAACCGTGGGGTATATGGGTCGGGTGATGTTACGTTTAGGTAAATTGGTTTTTTAAAATACAGACCCTCCAATACGGAGGGTTCTTTATTTCGGGGTATTTATACATATGAAAATCCTCATAACGGAATCTCAATATAATCATATTATAACCGAACATAAGTTTGGTAGTTCTTCGTTACCTGAAAGTCTATATAAGAGAAGATTAAAGAAAGCTAAGGAACTTGCGGTTAACTATCCTAATCCAAGACAATTTGCATTGAAACATAAGAAACTATGGAATTTTCTAAGGGGTAATAAATTGGTTGATGATGTATTCACAAATAGAAAAAAATATAATGAGGATTTAACCGATGAAAAGGTAAGAGAACTTGCAAGTAAATATGTAACCGTGTCGGACTTCGAAATAGAAAATGGTACAGCATACCAATATGCCCTAAGAAACAACTTATTAAAAGATTTATTTCCAAATAACGATTTTGATCCTGTGGTACAAGGAACTTATATTGGTAATAGAGACGAAAGTCCATACTATAACAAAGATATACAAAAATATTTAGATCGTTTAATGTATCGTGCTTCTTCACAATATAAGGATATGAATGACCTCAAGAAAAGAAATCCCGACTTATATAAAAAACTATCCAATTTGGGACATGACTATATCCCAAGTGATGATGACGTTCATTATTAAGACATATTTATACATATGAAAATCATCCTTACAGAATCTCAACTAAAGACAGTCATTGGAGAAAGATCAATTAGATACACCGATGAGGAAGGTTACGGTATACCCGAACAAATCGATTGGTTGACCATGCAGAAGGAGTTTATGTTTATCCAAGGGGAAGCAGGACATAAGGTGAGGTTAATTAACAACATCATCCACAACTTACAGAAACTCAAATAAAGATACCTCGGGTTTGAAGACCCGACTTAGGACCGGAATGGTTAACGTTCCGTTGGGATATGAATTCGCTACTCATATCCCTTTTTTGTTGTATTTATATAACATGAAGATCGTAATATCAGAACAACAACTTAGACGTATAATAACGGAACAATCATCCACGGTTGTTGTAAGTGGTACATATACCGCAAATGACTGTGATGAATTACACGCATTCCAAGGTTCAGGTGGTAAGGTTATTGGTAATATGAATGTTATCGTTGGTAATAAACTCAAAGAGTTATATGAAGGTGGTATGAACCCTATGGTGTCTAAGGTGGATGTTAAAGTGAATGGTATGACCGTTAATTGGTCTTGTACCATTTCTCCGAGTTCCGATGGTAAAGCGTGGATGGGTTTCACCAGTCGTGGTGCAGGATGTAATAATGACGTTATTAACCGTGCTGAGTCCGTTTCACAAGGAAATGATATGGGAACCGCTAAGAATAAAATAATGACCACATTTAAGGAATCTAACATTGATATTGAGAAGGTTAACGATTATATACATAAAGGTGGTAATAACTCCTTCAGACAGATATTCTATCGTTATACAAAACCTAACTCATTTCCTCCCGTTAATTAATTATACCACCCTAGGGACTCTTGGTATACGATATATTTATAATGTAATGGTAAATAAAAAAATTTTAGTGTCGGGATGTTCTTATTCGATTGATGATGGCGTAGATTATGGGTCGATATTAAAAAATCATTACAACATGGATGTTGAGGTCATTGCGGTTGCGGGACAAAGTAACGTTTCAATAACTAAGAAAATATATGATGACATTAACATTCATAAAAGAAAAGATACCTTGTTCATATGTCAATTGACATATACGCATAGATGGGGCACGTATCATAGTTCATATAATTGTTGGTTAGACTATCAACCTAATATTATTAATCATATAATACATAACATTAGTATTGATAATGTAATAAAATATGATAAAGACGATATTATGGTAACTTCGGGATATGATGTTCCAATTAAAAACATCGACATACATGATAAGGAATATAAAGAACTGAGTAAAATGTATGAAACGTATCTTATGTATGTCTATGATGATGAAGAACACTTTAAACATCTTTTGTATAATGTAGATACATTAAAGTCATATGTAGAAAGTACCGGTAATAAAATCATATTTTTATATTGGCCCTATATAAAAAACGACAAAGAATTGGTTAAAAGAAATTTCTTTAATGTGGATAATGAGTATTCTATGTTAACATGGTCCATAAAAAATAAATTAACTTACCATGATATGCATCTTAATAATAATGGACATATTGTTCTTGGTGGTATTTTACATGATTACATTTTAAAAAATAATATAATATAAAGACAAATAATACCACCCTAGGGGATCTTGGTATACGATATATTTATACATATGAAACTAATGGACCTGTTAACCGAGAATACTAATGAACCAAGGGTTAAATACTATGGTAACGTTCCAGATGGTTATAATGGTTCACCAGAAGATCATAAGATGATTAAGAAGATGGTAAATGTCTATAAGGCCCTGTCTAAGGGTCGTGGCTTGGTTCAGATATATCATGGTGATAATTACCCTCCCCTAGATGTATCCTACGAATTACCCCCTTTAAACACCGTCACAATCGTTATTGACTATCCCACTAAGAAACAACTTAAGAATGGTGGTGAGATTACTTATATGTTTGATGTTGTTGGTAAGGTGAAATATACCCTCCATAACTTTGAAACACAACGGGATACCGATCTGGATAGATTTATGATGCATAAGGGTCATGAGATATCATTTGTCTATAAAAGGAAGTTTGATAACTTCGGTGTTGATATGATCAGTTCTTAATTTCTAACCTCCGATAACCCCGTTCACGGTTTTTTGTTTTAACACGCCGGAACCCCCGTTCGAAATTTGTCTCTCTCTTTTTGTGTCCGTTAATATTTGTGGGATATTTATATGTGTATATGAAACTATTAGATATTATATTTGAGAGTGTTGTTGATATGAATGAGGCTGGTGGTCGTAAACTAATGACTAAGGATGAATTTGTTAAACAATCGAAGGAAGTCCACGGTGACAAATATACTTATGATAATGTGGTTATGAATGGTTTAAATAAAACCGTAAACATTACCTGTCCGTTACATGGGGATTTTCCCCAAACACCGAACAATCATTTAGCAGGTAAAGAGGGATGTAAAAAATGTGATTCTATACGTAGAAAATCTAACGCCAAAGAGTTTATTCAAAAAGCACAAAAGATACATTTTTTATATGATGATGATGGAAAAAAAATACCAAAGTATACATATGATAATGTCATATATGGTGGATCATTTGTGAATGTGATGATAACTTGCCCAATACATGGAGATTTTCCCCAATATCCATCTAATCACCTACAAGGTGCTGGATGTGATAAATGTGCTATAAATGCGTCTAAATCTAACACCAAAGAGTTTATTCAAAAAGCACAAGCAACGAAAGAACACCAACATAAGGACGGAACACCAAAATATACATATGATAATGTGATTTATGTAAATGGAAAGATAAAAGTGATGATAACCTGTCCAATACACAGCCCAACACGTGGAGATTTTCCTCAAACACCAAATAGTCATTTAAATGGTCGTGGATGTCCTTGGTGTAAAGAATCGAAGGGAGAAAAAACAATTGGTCGGGTATTGTTTGAAAAAAATATTAAGTTAATACCATTTAAAAAATATGACGATTGTATCTCATATAAAAGTAAAAAAGGAATAAGTAAAAAAGGATGTCGTAAATTGACATTTGATTTTTATTTGCCAGATCAAAATACATTGATTGAATTTGACGGTGCTTACCACTTTAGAAAATCACGTATTAGCCAAGATTACATAACTCAAGTTTTTAACGATAGGGAAAAAAATGAATATGCAAAAGCAAAAAACATAAAACTTATTCGTATTGGTTATCTTGATAAAGAAAACATAGAAGAAGAATTAATGAAGGGTCTTGATAGTAATAACCAATTGTATTTAAGTACGAAATATCCAATTGATAAAGGATGGAGAGACACAACTATTAAAGTTTAATATTTATACATAATGAAATTATTAGATATTATATCTGAAAGAACCGAATCAAGAACAAAGGAAGATTTTCTATTGAAGATGAAAGAACTTTTTCCTTATCGTAATGGTAGTCTTTATGATTTCGGTAATCAGGAAAACTTTACAAAAAACTCTACGGTAAATGTTCATTGTAAAAAACATAATGTTGATTTCCCTGCACTTGTTGAATATCTATTGAAAGGTCGTACAGGTCCAAATGGATGTGGTGAGTGTAAGAAAGATGATAGTCAAAGTAATGTTAAATCAACTAAAAATGATTTTTATAGTAAGGTAAAAGATATATGGAAGGATGAAAATGGAAATCCGTTATATATCTACAATAGACCAGGTTTGAGAAGATATACAGGTATTAATAATGAATTTGATTTTTATTGTCCTAAAATTGGTTCCGATGGAAAACCCCATGGTAAACAAAGTATAAAAAACGCACAACTTCACATATATCAAAATGTTGGTTGTAGAAAATGTAAAGACGAACAAGGAATTGTTAAACAAGAACCAACCAATCTTTCTCGTGCGGAGTTTATAAGAAAAGTTAAAGAGAGAATGAAATTATACCACATTCCAATAAGTTGGTATGATTGGAAGGGTATGGAATATTCAAATCCATCAAGAAATACTAAAATAAAATGTTTAAAACATAATGAAGAAGTCACAAGAGTAAAGGGTAAATATTTTTACACAGGTGTACCTTTATGTTCAGAATGTAATAGAATATCGGTTAAAGAAAAAAAATTCATGGATAAAATTCATGAACTATATGGTAACAGATTTGTTTTATTATCAGATTATATCGGTGGTGATTCACCAATTACTCTTGGTTGTACTTTACACGGGAAAACTCCATATCCTGTCGTGATAAAATCTCCATCATCAATTTGGAAAAGTACTGAAAAATTTGGGTCAATTAAATGTAAAGAATGTGATAGGGTTAATAGTTTAAATAATTACAAAAGAACGTTTGAATCCTCACAGTCTAACAGATCTATTAAATATACTTATCCAAATATTGACAAAGAATTTGTTAATGCAAATACAAAAATTCCTATTGAATGTCACGTTAAAGGACCTAATGATGAAGAACATGGAATGTTTTGGCAAACTCCAGCTAATCATTCTACAGGACAAGGTTGTCCGATATGTCAGGAATCAAGAAATGAAAGACATATTGGTGAACTATTAAGAAAGAAAGATATAAAATTTGAAAAAGAAAAGAATTATCCTGAACTTGGTAATCAAAAATTTGATTTCTATCTACCCGAATATAATGTTCTTATTGAATATGATGGAAAACAACATTTTGAACCTACGTTTGGTAAATCAGAATATACTAGACAAATGAATTATAATATATTGTACGAAAGTGATAATATAAAAAATGAATTTATTAAAACTAATAATTACGGTTTGGGAATGATTCGTATACCACATACCCTTAAAGAAGGTCAATATGATAAATTATTAGAGAATGCATTGAAAGGTGGTGTCGAGAAAAATGAAATAAAACCATTGGGTGATTATCCGGAAAGAGAAACACCTAAAGAACCTGTACATAAAGATAAAATAAATTTTAACAAATCCAAATTATCATTAATGAATACATTAAAAAATATTTAATATTTATAAGATATGAAGAAAGTTATAAGAATGACCGAGAGTCAATTAAAGAAAATGGTGGAACAAACTGTTAATCAAGAAGACAATCAATTTTTTAAATTGATTATAAATCAATGGGGGGATAACGTTAAAACAAATCGATCTGGTAAGGGTAAAGAAATTATACTATCTAATGGTGACAAAGTTTGGTTTTACTCTTCAGGTGATTGTTATTATATAACTAAAGATGAGAAAGCCGTAACTGCAGGTGAAATTGTCCCTTCAGGAACAACAGATTTTAAATTAGTTTTTGAAGATGGAGATTCGTATGATAGTGTAACTGAAAAATGGACAGAGAAAGCACCACAAACACCAAAGCCATGTGCAAATCAAATAATAGATATTACTAATGGTAGTCTTCTTAAATTTGGTTGTAAAACACAAGGAGTTAAAGAACTACAAACATTATTAGATTTTAAAAACCCAACGGGTTATTTCGGTAAAATAACAAAACAAAAAGTAACCGACTTCCAAAAAAAGAATAGTCTTAAAGTAGATGGTGTTGTTGGACCTGAAACATATAAAGCATTAACACCTAATGCCATACCACCACCCGCACAAGACGTAACTGAAGACGAAGACATTGCAATGTTAGATAATTTATTTTCAAAAGACTAAAACAAAATATATGGGAACAAGACCAAAAAAACCACGTGCTATGAGAAGTAGACGTTCAGGTGTTAAATCATTAAACATCGTTAAGAAGAATTTAGAAATCTTAAAGAAACTTAAGGGGTAATGAAACTACAAGACATATTATTGGAGAAGTTAAGAGATATGGTATCAATCCCAATCTATCATCATACCACTGAGGAACGTGCTTTAGGTATTATGAATAGTAATATGTTAAAAGGATCTAAACAATACGAGGAGGTTTTAAATTTAGATAGAACATTAAAACAATCCAAACATAAAACGATGGTTTCATTTACTCGTGATAAGAACTTTATACCAGATGGGTCTATTGGTAATTCTGGTGACGGTCCTCGTATTAAACCTGATATGTTGAACGTAATCTTCGTTGCAGATAGAAGTCGTCTTAAATCACGTTATAGGGTGGTTCCTTTTGATTATGGAACAATTGCGAACAAGGCATGGATGGATCCAGTTCCACGTACACGTAAAAATCCTGAGGTTGAGGAAAGAGTATTGACAGATAGAATATATCCATTGAGACAATACATTACAAACATCATTTATACAGGTCAAGATCCCGAGGTACAAAAGAAGATAGATGAGTATCTATCTGGAATTAAGTAATATTTATATCTAATGAAGCTTCAGGTTACAGAATCACAATTAAAACTTATTGAACAACAACAGTTAAATGAACTGAAGTGGTTAGCTAATGTACAATCTCATATTGTTAGAATGGATGTTCCATTAACACCATCCTTAGTTAATTACATTTGGGGTAAACAAAGAGTTACAACATTCCACGTCGGGGATGTTCACGGTATTGATGATATGAGTAAGATTGTTGGTACAAGAAAATCATTATCCACGTTTAGATTTATGGATAAAGAATTGGTTAAAAACATGAAAGGGGTACAAACCGAAGGAGGTATATTATATCAAATCGAAGGAGATTTACAATTCGATGCACCAACAGATATTATGAGTGCTCCCGATGAAACAGGTAGAAGATGGGTAAACATTAGAAGTTTTCCTTATGATTTTCAAAATAAATTAGAACATGAATATGAGGTTCGTGAAAAGTTTAGACATATGAATGAACCTTCAGGACCGTCAAAAGATTTAATTGAATATTATAGATTGATTGATAGTTTAGTTAAAGAACATGCAAAAGAAATAAGAGAATATTTTACCGATATTAAAAAAAATAGAGAAGATAGAGAAAGTATGTGGAATGAGACGGTGGTAAATAATATTCAAATTAAAGATATTTTGTGGAGGGAGAATATTGTTAATTTTTTAGAAACGTGGGAGACTACAGAACAAAAAACTAACGTCATTCAAGAAATCGGGATTAAATTAAATTCAATTGCAACAGGTATTGTTTATTTATCCGATGGTGGAGGTAGATTTGGGTTTAGAGATATAAATCCCGTTAGATGGGTTCAAAAAAGAGGTGGATTGACGGACTTTAAAAAGTATGTAAAAAAATTCCATGTAGATAGAGATCCAAAGACAATACAGATTAACGAAGACAAACCAAATCCTAATAATCCACCATTTGAGAAAAGAATTGAGGGGGGTATTTTAAGTACGCCAGATAAACCTGTTGATAATACTGCTTGTGTTGTTTTTGGTGGAGTTGGTTATGCAACACCTAAATGGATGTTAAGTCAAATGCCACAAGAATTAAAAGATAAAAAAACAATTTTAGTATTACCATTTACAAGTGATATAACACAGGCAAAGAGAATGTTAGGTAAAACCCCTATAAAATCTATTTTAGGGTTTAGTCAAGGTGGACTTAAAGCGTGGCCAGCAAGTGGGGAATATGAGTTTGTTGGATTAATTGACCCAACAACAAAAGAAGATTCACTTAGATATCACATTAACGATAAAAGAGTACACATGATTTATAACCCAAGTAATTGGGGATTTCCTGAGGTTGTTAAATGTCAGAAAAAAGCGGCAAAAATAATGTTAGGTAATGCAGTATTACTTAATATAGGACATAGTGAAATGCCAGCTGAATTCTTTAAAAGATTTGGAAATTACCTTTAACTAAGAGAACTTAATGCTCTTGATAACAAACTTTGAACTTTTTTTGCGTAATTGTTTGATCCACAAGATGGTGGCATACAATAAATACGATTTAACTTTGCAATATATTGGTCTTTAGATAAGTTAGATAACTTATTGTAATCTTGCCACATTTTATAATCTTTAACCGAATCTTGCCAATTTTCAAAACTTGCATGTCCTCTATTTGGTCCTTTAGATAGTGTTTGTCTTTGTCTTGGGTGTTTCATACCAAATAGATTATTATTATCCAAAAATATACCACTTTTAAAATAACCCGTCTCTAACATAGATTGAGCCATTGCCACGTCGGGATACATAACTCCTTGTTTCTTAAGTTCTTGTCCTAAGTTTTTCTCGGAAAATGGTAAAGGACCTTCTTGGGGTTTCTTCTTTTCTTCAGGGGAGGAGGTCAGTTTCTTATATGTATCATACACATATTTACCAATTTGTATGGGATTGGTTAATTGTTCATTAATCATCCTCTCAAGGTCTTTTTGTTTAATTTTAACTATTTTCATCTATTTTATAAATATCTTAATATTTTTTTGGAATATTCATAAATATGTATATCTTTGTCCTGTAAATAAAAAAATATATGAAAAAAATACATTATTTGTTATTAATTGTTGTGTTGTTTAGTTGTTCTAAAACCATGGAAGTGACCAAACAACCGACCCCCATAACAGGGAGTGGAACAGTAAATTTATTATCAATTAAGTTAATAAGTCAAGACACTATTTCAATTAGTAAGAAATACCAACCTCAAGTAATCGCCCATTATTCAAATGGATTTGATACGGTCGTTAGTTTAGATAGTCTCATTATAACTTCATCTAATAATACTGTTTTTTTACATAATAAAACATATTACGGTGCAAAATCGGGATATTCTTATTTTAATATATCTTTTAAAGAATTTTCAATAAAAGATACAACATATGTAAGTGAAATTGAAAACGTTGATTTAAAAACGTTACCATTCCTATCAACCCCTTCAAATCCAAATGCAAGGATAATAGTACCTGTTGTGGTGGTTAATTATTACCCTACTTTAAATGGTGTAGATGTTGACACAAAACGAGCGCCGGGTTTAAATTCTACATCACCTGTAACAATACAAGATTTAAAAAATAAAACAATAGATTATTTGTCATTAACTAAGTTTGGCCTTGAGGAAGGAAGTAAATTTAGAGGTTATAATAACCCATCTCAAACATCTAATGTTAGTTTTAAAATAGTAAAATACATAAACGTATATGAACTTAAAAGAGGATTAAAGGACAAACAAGATGTTTACATGAACGCCCAAGATAAATTGACTCCAGATTATCAACCAGATTATTTTGACGTATTTAGTAAAATAAATTTACAATCTCTTGTTGAGAATAGCGATGTTAAAGAAGTGTGGTTTTCATTAAGACCTTTAAGTTGGGGTTATCCCGTTGTTAAAGATTCATTAAATAACGGTATCACCGCAGCAAATTTTTTAAATTTACCAGAATCAAATATGGCTAGTCCCTCAACTGGAGATGTTTCAAATAGTTACAGGATGTCTAATGATCTTCCGGTATTTAATAAAACATATGTTGTTTATGGTTATAATTTAGAGACTAATCCAGGGAATAATATTCACAATAGAGGACACCAAATTGAAGCTCAAATGTCTCATTTAGATTCTAGATTTTGGGGAAGTTATGGTAACCCTACCGATGGTTATGCGGACAGCACTCATTTAGGTTGTACACATAAACCACCAAATACAAATAAAGATTATGATTGGAATAATAAAACACCGGTACTAAGTGATATAGAAGATTGGAAACCAACAGGAGGTAATAAAAAATTAATTAATAGTGATAGATGGATTAACGCGACTTTATCAACAATGCCAAGTGTACCAACAATAACTTATGATTATAATAGGGACGCTCAATATAAATGGTTAATATTTTGGATGCAGAGTATGCCAGGGTATAATAATGGAATAACAGGAGTGAACGATTGGTGGGATTTATTTTATAATTGGGATAATTCTATAAAAAATAATTCAAAATTAAATAACTAATTGAAATTTCATACTATTTATAAAAGCACTATTATTAATAAAACTAGATAATACTGGATAATAAAATTAGTTATTAAAACAAAAAACAATGGAAGAGACAACATTTATTGCAATCACCTTACCTGGAGAAAATACTCCGGCACTTGGTACTGAACATATTACAAATAAAGAAGATGCTATTGCTTGGTTGGAAACACATCAAGAGTATACCCCAAATGAAGCGGGATCAGAACTTGAATTTAAAAGTAAATACGTTCTTTTAGAGAGACACGTACCAACTGCTTAATTTAGTTATATATTAAAAAATTTAAATAATCTTTAAGACCTTTTTCTAAATTGAATTGTGGTTGCCAACCGACCATCCAATTTTCAGAATTACTTTTAGTATGAAATTGATATCCTTCAGGGATATCTTTTTCATTATGGTAGGTGTATTCAATTTTCAATATATCCAAAACATCTTCAAATGTTCTCGCGTCACCACTGCCAACTTCATACCATTGACCTCTATTATCGTCATAGTTTTCTAATGCAAATAAATTGGCATTTATAATATCTTTAACATAGACGAAGTCTCTTTGTGGTTTTTTGGGGAATAACTTGATTTCCTGACCTTCTTTTTGTTTTTCCAACATTTGATACGCCACGGATGCCATCTTCCCTTTTTGGTCTTCTAATGGACCGTAAACGTTAAAATAACGTAAACCAATACCACCACATTTAACAACGTACTGTTCAGCAACATATTTACTCCATCCATAAAGATTTGATGGATATTCTTCATTTGTCCCATAATTGGCGGCAGAGGAGGAATAAATAAACTTTTTATCCAGTAACTGACACCATTCTGCAACTCTACGGGTAAATTCAAAGTTCCGTGTCATCATGTAATTAACATCAGTTTCTAATGTATCTGAACACGCACCAACGTGAAATACCACTTCAGGATCGAACTTATTTAATTTAAAATATATTTCATTATACCAATCGGCAACATTAAAAATATCTTCATTAATTTCTAATATTTCGTGTTGGTCTTTTAACTCATTTAATAAGTTTTTCCCAATAAACCCATTTGTTCCTGTTATTAAAATTTTCATAACTATTTTTTTTGTCTTGTTATTGGTACACTCACCCCTCTTTTCTGTACAACGATTGATGCCATTTTATTTGCGTAAATTATTGACTCCTCAACGTTTTTAGTTTCCAAATATTTTACGGTAAACGATGCTGTAAATGTATCACCAGCACCACTAACGTCAATAGTTTCACGAGGATCAGGTGACGGGTATATGGTATCCATATATTTTGCTCCTTTTGATCCTAACGTAACCAATATTTTGTTTGACCAACATGCATCAAAATCGTGTTTTAAAAATTCAGATTCATTCAATTTAATAAAATTGAAACTAGATAAAACTTTATTACCTATTTTTTTCTTTGTATCCATGACAATAAAACGAGAATGATATGCAACTTCTAATAATATTTTTTCGTTCAAGTATCCCTTATTGTAATCACTTACAATAATTGCGTCAGATTCTTTTATTTCATCAATTACATCATCAGTCAATTCCAAAGGTGTAATTGTTTCCTCACCCTCATCAACTCTAATAAACATATGATTAGATTTATCATCCACATATCTTGTCTTCTTAATTGGTTGAAATTGATGTAGATGTTTAATCGTTACATCTTGATCTAACGACTTCAAATTTTCAACTACATTTCCAGCCATTCCAAAATTTCTTTCCACATATAATGGATTAAAAACAGGGACGGGAGCTTCAGGACTTAATCTCTTTGTTTCACCATATACGAATATATCCGTACAAAATTCACCTATTACTGTTATTTTCATATTTTACTTTTGACTATCACCTTTCCATACTCTGTATGAATCTGTGTCTTTATGTTCTGTGGATACTTCAAACACCACACCGTCTGTTAATGCCTCCAATTGATGGGGTTGACCTGGTCTTTGTCTAACTGTATCTCCAACCCCTAATTGTTGTTCAATCGTTTCTGCCGTTTCCGTATCTATCCATCTGTAGATAAACTCACCTTTATCCACGTACCAAGTTTCATCTTTAATCATATGATAATGCATTGAAAACTTCGCACCTTGTTTAAACCTTAAAAGTTTACCACAATACATTTCATTATTCTCAATTATAATTTCGTCGCCCCAACCTTTTGGAACACAACATCCTTCGGTTTCTAATGCGTTAATTACTATTGGTTTTTCCATATTTTTCTTTTATATCGTTATACATTTCTAAACACCACCACTCTAAAAATTTAGGATTAGGGTGACCATCATTTATATCTTCATATAGTGGGTGAATTTTCATAAGGGTTCTCATGTCACCTAATTTATTAAAAAAACACTTATCATTTAATATTTTTAATTTAAATTCATCTGATAATAGGACTAAATCGTTATGTCCCGATATATGTTCTTTATTTGGGTAGAACATATCTAATATAGATCCTAACCCCTCAAACATAATATAATCAATATTTTTATTGTCAAGGTAATTCTTGGTTAAAATCATTGATTGAATTGTTCTTAAAATATTTTCTTTATAATCAAACCATAGTGAAACAAAAAAATCTTGGTTATCTCTAAAAAAATATAATTCGGGAGAATCATTTTTCATAGATTCAAGTCGTTCTAATGATGGAACATTAAATGACTTATATTTCATTTCAGACTCAACCCAAAATTCACGACGACTCCACTCACTCCATTGAACCCCTAAACACACATTATTAGTGTCATTAGACTCACAAAATTTAACCACGTTGTCCATTATAAGGTTATTTGACGATCCATTAAATCCATAATTATAATGTTCACAATTAAGTAATTTTGATAAGTGATACCCCCATGATCCCGTTTCCCCAATTTTGTGACCATTTGAATAAGAACAACCAAATGTTACAAACTTATCATATTTTTTATTTAAGTTAATTAACGGCATGAATATAATATAACTAAACTATATCTAAAATCCAAGTATTTATATAGAAACACAGATAAAATGGGAAAGAAATTTAAAATCACAGAAGACCAATTAAAAAGATTGGTGGAAAATAAAAGTAGAGTTCAAGAACAAAATGAAGGATATATGGATGAAGAACTTGATGGACCTTCAAAAGAAGAATATTTTGCAAAACACGGTGAAGATAATATAGGTTGGACGGGTAGTTCAAATAAAACATATCAAGATTTACCTGACGGTGACTATGATGATGAAACGTATGATGATTTTGATACATTACATAGTGCTTATCCTAATTTCCATTCACATTATTCAGGTAAAGGTGAGGTAGATCGAGCAAGAGGAATGTTTGGTACATATAAAAACCTTCGTGGTCCATTACGTATGAAGAAAAGAAGATCTATGGATGAAATGGGTATGAAAGAAGATGATATGATGAACGAATCGATTAAACAATATAAAACCGAATTTGATAGGTTTTTAAAGAAACCAAAACAATAGTTAATGAACCCTTCAGAAATGAGGGGTTTTTTATTATATCTATAGGGATATTTATATACAATGAACTTTAACAACATTTTTGAAGAACTATTACTTGAGTTAAGTGGTAAAGAGATATATCAGAAATATTACTCAAAAATACCATATGAGACTTTTTTAGATATAGTAATGGCCGACCCCAAAACCAATATCGATGGTACGGGTGAATTGTTATCATTAGGAAAATATGCAAAAATGTTATTGTCTTTTTATCTAAAAGGAACATTAAGAGATGAGGATTTGGTTAAGGCCGAGGAATACTTGGGGTATGTTTATTTACACAATATTGCATTGGACATAAACAAATTAAAAAGTTTAGGAGATCTTTATAAAATAGTTCAAAAATACATTATTTCAGATACCTTAAATTTTAACGAAATACTTAAAGCATTAATAATAAATGAGGATTACAAATTATTACATGAAGGTAAGGATTGGGATTTCTATCAACCATTAACCGAAAAGGGATCCGCTTATTTAGGATTTAGTACTGAGTGGTGTACTACTTGGGGTCAATATTGTTTAAATAAAAAATACCAAGAAAGGGATAATCATTTTGAAAGACATCACAAACAAGGTCCATTATTCATTATGATGAATAAAACTAACCCGACAGACAAGTACCAATTTCATTTTGAGACAAATCAATTCATGGACCCAAAAGATAAAAGGTTAAATTTTGTTGAGTTTTGGGGTGGTAAAGATGAGATTAAAAACTATTTCTTCCCGTCGTTAGTTAGAGAAACAAATGAAGAAGAAATTAAAAATGAGGTTAATAGAATATCAATATTACCTGATGAGGATGGAATGACAATATTAAGAAAATCAATTGGTGTTATTGATAATGGATTGGTTGAAGCAATATTAAATGGTGATGATGATAAATTAGAAGATTTAATTGATGGTGAAAATAGGGATGGTGCGGTTTATATTAATAGAGGTAGACTTATTATACAAGTTGATGAATTAGAAGGTGATGCTGATGGTGTGAACAACACAATTGATCAATATAGAATGGAGGGTAATAATGGATGGGAATGGGTACATAGTGATTTGGAAAACGGTAGATACTATGATCAAGAAGATTACGCCAGTGACTTAGAAGAGGTTTTTAAAAAATACTATGAAGATAATAAAAATGTATTACGTGAAGAGTTAGGGGTTACTACATATGATCAATTTAAAACAGATTTTTTTGATAATTACGCCGAAGATGAAAATTTAAAAGATTACTTTATTGATGACGTCACAGATTTATCACACGCAAGTTATGAATCTGAAAATGATAAAGAGGCTGACTCCATGGAAAAATACTTATCATTTGGTAGTGGTAGTGATGAACTTAATTTTTCAATTGTTTTTTTGGTACAATTTTTAATTAAAAGAAATATAAGAGGTATTGGTGAAGAGTTTGATTGGACATTACGAGATATGACAGACAGTTATATTAGTCATTATAGACTAACAACGGAAATTGAAGAACCAATTTATAATTATGAAATGACATTACCAAAATATGGGGATAATAATTATATCACAAAACGTACAGATGAGTATTTTAATAAATTAATAGATAACCCTGATAGTAATACACGTTGTATTGAATTAAGAAAACAACTAAATTATATAATAAAAACTTTATTTAAAGAATCCAACAGATTTGAAAACGACCATGCTAAAGTTATTATTAGATCTACACATATTGATTGTGAAAAAGGTACAGTTAAAATTGATTTTGTTAATAAAGATAATAATCAAGTTTTTTATAACAGGGATGTTAAAGTTGAAAATTTACCAAAGTACTGCACCAATTATGAATTGGATTTAAAGGAATCTAAATTAAAACTGATTACTTTAGTTTCTAAGTAATTTTCTATATATTACATTAATGAATATTATTTTAGGTTACGATATTGTAACATATAACGGGGTGTTACCAAATTGTTTAGATCCTAAGTTTATACCGACAATTTACGAAGCAACTAAATTTGTATATAATAAGTCGTACTCATACTTTAATGAAAAATGGGGGGTAGATTATTGTGTTTTTAATAGTAATGATTACAATAACTTCTCACATAAAAAATCCTTATTAGATATCGTTAATGATAGAAAAAATGGTAAAAACTATCCTTGGTTCTACATTATTGAACCTCATTCAGGTCTTGATTCTTTTTTTGGTAAACATCCGGTACATAATAAATTTGCATTAGATTTCATATCAGATGTTGCAATCGATGAAATTGTAAATTATGATGGTAAGTTATTGATCAACTACACAATTGATGGAGGATTGGGAATAACAACCGAAAATTTCCAAAGGATAGTGAATTATACGAGAGGGAAAGGAATTTCCGACGAAAAAGTTTATTTAGTATTTTCTGATTTTAAGTTATTGGAAAATTTTAAAAATCTTAATGTAAATTATAATATTTTGAATTATGATTTCTATATGAAATTTAAATCGACCGAATTTAATGAAGTAATAAAAAATGGAAAGTCAAACAATAGTATAGTCAATTTTTATGATTTTCAATCAAGTATTGGTAAAGACAAAAAAGATTTTTTATTACTTACAAGACATTGGAAATTACATAGACTTATTTTATTGAATAAGTTACATAGATTAGGTTTAGATAATAGTTTAGTTTCTTGGGAAAAAAGTTATTATGATCAAAATTTAATTAATAGACTAATAGAACATGATCATAATTTAGAATTTATTGAATTAATTACAAATACATCTAAAACTATCGATGTTGATGATTTAATTAATGTTAAAGGTATTGGTCATGAAAATAAAGAAATGTATTTGGATACATATATTAGTATAGTCACAGAATCAATATTTTTTCAACCAGACGTTAAATTCCCAACAGGATTTTTATCTGAAAAAATTTGGAAACCAATAGGACATTGTCATCCATTTATTTTAGTTGGTCCATCTAAATCATTAAAACATATAAAAAATGAGTATGGTTATATGACATTTCACCCATATATTGATGAAAGTTACGATGATATTGATGACGATTATCAAAGAATTAAAATGATAGAATTAGAGATTGATAAGTTCTCAAAAAAAACAAAGGAAGAAAAGATTGAATTTTTAAACAATGTTAAAGACATTTGTAAATTTAATCAGGAAAAGTTCTTATCGTATGGGTATAATACTAATGAGAGTATAAAGATACTTAAATTTCTAAATGGTGATATTTTAAAGGAATTTATTTAATTTACTTTATTGATAGATCAAATATTTATAAGAAACAAGTTTTGTGAGAATATTATTATCGGAAGGTCAATTAGAGAATTTAAAGAAGTCGGTTAATAAAGATATAGATGAGAGAAGTCGTAGTTTTGCGTTTACACGAAAAAAAAGATTATTCAGTAAACCTGAAAGAATGTCTAACCCTTTAAGATATAAATTCGTAGATAGGATTGAGGAAGAAAATGAAAAAACTAATGAAAGAAAAATATTAAATTTTTTTGATTTGGTTAGTAAACGTATTGTTTGGATTACTGAACCTCATACTAATGGTGAAAGAGTTGAACCAAATTGGGAACATGATACAAATGTAATAACACTATGGAATGTTGAACATCCTGAATCAGGTCAAGAATGGGTTAGACAGGCTATACACTTCCCAAAAAATAACTCAGTTAAATGGTGGAATGAAGTGGGTCAATTTCAATTAACTGACGACAAATACAATCAAATACTAAGAAGTATAGAATTATATAAAAAACAAAACGAAAAAGACAAAGACGCAAAATTCTTAACTTGTATGAATTGTAGAAAGAAATTTACCCAAACAGCACACAAAAACAAGAAATCGTTACCTATATGTCCTTATTGTGGGACACATAACAAATAGTATAATTAAAATATAATTATACAAATAACAGGATATTGATTTAGTTCAATTCAGAATAAATCAACGATGACCATTTTTTACGATGAAAATAAAAAACAAAAAGACACTACTTTTTATATACACTTAGTTTCTAATCTCCACTTAGTTGCACCAAGTGGACTATAAATATTAATTTTTAATATTGTATCTCCCGCTTTTTTTACTAAATCAATTATTGCACCCGACCCATCTAAATTACCCTTACTATTTTGTGTGGTAAATGTACTATCATAAGATTTAATAGGATCTTGATCGAAAAGGTAAACTATTAAATCTTTTTTTCTTGGTACTCCGTTAGGAAAAATATGTCCAAAATATTCTCTATAATCTTCGTCATTTAATAATCTAATATATTCTCTTGATGTTTCGGGATTTGCTCTAACAATATTTTGTGGATATTGTGGAGGTATTTCTTTTCCACGTGTTAAATAAGCATTACCTAATGTTGTTGCCAAATCATTTGACATTCCATTCTGTCTACTACCTAAAAATCCAGTATTATATGAATAACTTCCCATTTGAATTGTCATTAAATCTGGAATTGTGAACGTGTTGAAAATGACTCTAATTTTACTTCCATCAGGTAAACTACTAACATCAAATGTGTTTGGACCGGTACCGTCTTGATTTGTATTATATAAAAAATCATTTACTAATTTTGCAACCCCACCTTTCGCGCTATTTACAAAATTACATATTAAATCAGTTTTGGTTGTTTTTGTTATACTTCTTGACCCAACACCAACAATATTGAAATTAACAAATTGTTCATTTTTATATAATTCAATTTTTTCGGGATTTTTATTATCTCCACTTTTAGGTCCTCCATATTGAGTCTCACCAATTTTAACTTGATTTACATCCGTAGGAGAAATAATTTTTAATACACCATTTTTAATTAAGTCGGAGAATATTTCCTCAAAATATTTCTTTACCGAGTTGGCTCTCGCCAACGCCAAACTACCTTTTTTTTCAAACCCCTTTGGATTTGTTACTTGTGATTCTCCCGCTGCAATATTGACAGTAAATTCTCTTGAATCACTTTCTTTAATGAAGTTTTCTATTTGAGGTTTTAAGGATTCAATTGTGTTTTTAACATTAGGACTATCATATTGACCAAATTCAAATTTATCACCTAATTGAGTTATTGGGAACACTTTATTTTCTACAGTTGTTGACGTATCAGTTTTTTGACCTACCACAACATTTTGTTCATTAATAACCAAGTTATCTACCATCCTCTTAATCTGTTCTTCCGTTAAAATTACTTTTTTCATGTTATATATAAATACTTTAAAAAGATAAGTTGTATTTATTAGTATATAAATAGAAAAATTATGTTATTAAAATTAGGATCAGAAGGAGAAGAGGTAAAAAAACTTCAAATTAAATTGGGTGTAGACCCAATAGGTAAATTTGGACCAAAAACCGAAGCTGCGGTAAAAAACTGGCAATCATCAAACGGTTTAACTGCGGACGGTATTGTTGGTGATGGTACTTGGAGTAAGTTATTTACTGAAGGTACTGTAAGTGCACCGACGGTAATTACTGAACCAGCACCCGTTGCAAATATCGGTGGTTTAAAATTAGAGAAATTGAAAGGTCATATTCCTGATGCGGTAATCAAACAAATTCCTGATACTGCAGCTAAATTCCAAATCAATACCCCATTAAGATTAGCACATTTCTTAGCTCAGTGTGGTCATGAATCAGGTGGATTTAGATTAACTAAAGAAAATCTTAACTATTCTGCTAAGGGTCTTACAGGGACATTTAAAAAATATTTCCCTACTGAAGCCGCAGCAAAACCATACGAAAGACAACCCGCAAAAATTGCAAATAAAGTTTACGGAGGTAGAATGGGTAATGGTCCTGAATCAAGTGGTGAAGGATCTAAATTCTGCGGTCGTGGATATATTCAGTTGACTGGAAAGGATAACTATACTGCATTTGGTAAATCAATAAATGAGGATATGGTTTCAAATCCGGATAAAGTCGCATCGGATTATGCATTATTATCTGCGGCTTGGTTCTTCTCTAAGAACGGTTTACATAAGATGGCTGATGAAGGTTCATCTGATACAGTTGTAACTAAAATCACAAAAAGAGTAAATGGTGGAACAATAGGTCTTGCAGATCGTATTAAACATTTTAAAGAATATTATTCATTACTATCATAAAAAAAGGGACTTTATAGTCCCTTTTTCATTTAATATGTTTCCTTTATATCTACATCCGTTTCAGGATCTAAATCACTGAATCTACGTGAATCGTCATCATCATTTTCTTCGTCTTTAGGATGCATTTTAGTACCTTCTAATTCCGACCATTTTTTAGCACCAATAAAGTGTCCACCTGCCAATTCATTATCTTCATCAATAGGATAAACACAATATAGAGTACGGTTATCAATCGGACCATTCTCACCTACCACATATGTCTCAACTAAATATGATTTATCTTGATCATCGATGTATAATATTGTTGATGATTCGGTATAGTGAGGTTCAAACATAACTCCATCGTAAACAACCCAATTTGTTTTATCTAAATGATATAAACCAAAATTTTTCTTATTCTTCTTACTTTTATATAATCTAATCTTAGGATTATCAATACTTGTTCTAGCGGTAATAAATTCATTTTCCATTAAATGTTGATAAATGAAAGCAACACCTAAATCCGCTAAACTTTGATTAATTGTTCTTCCGTTTTGATCTTGTCTTGAACCGACAGATTTAAGTGTATTATCTAATAATCTAAATTCGTTACCCACCTTTTTAATTGCCGATATTAATTCATATGACGAAAATTTATCTAAAACATCTCTTCCTGTTACTGTTAAAATATATAAATTTCTAAGGTTTGGATCCATACTTTTCCAAGACTTCTCAGTTGATATTACACCACCTCCGTCTAAATAAGCCTTTTTTAATTCTCTTCTTGCGGCCGCAAATTCATTTCTTCCTGGAGTTTCTGTAAGTCGATTGGCCATGTTTCTGTCGAATAATTCGGCCTCATCATATCTTACATATTCAAACTTATCTCTATGTTCGACTAATTGTGGATATATTCTAGTAACCTCTTCCCATGTTTTAGGATTGTCACCATCATTTAACATACTCGTCATTTTGAAACCGGTATAACCTTGATCGCGTTCACAATATTGTAATGCACATATGTAATATCTATAAACTTCTTTATTTGGGTTGTCTTTAGGATTTTTAGATTCATCCATAACAAACCAAAAAGTTCTTCTTGGTCTATATGTTCCCCATAAATTAGAACGAGAATCTGACGTATTTCTACCCGTTACACACCATTGAAGTCCTCCGTGTTTTTCGGCCATCGCTTGTTGGTAAAATCCGTATTTAATTGATTCTCTAGCGTCAGATACATAGTGTACTTTAAATCCTTCTTCATTAATGATTACGTCTCTATCACTTGACCATAATTTTTTAGATGCGGAGATTTTTTTGTCGTCAGATGTTAATTTACCTTTAAATTCATCTTCTTCACCTGCGGTTAATACCGCATCTCTAAATTCGTGTAGTAAAGATTCAATTTCTTCTAAACTATATTGACTAATGTCCATTAATTTAGACGGATCAAATGCGGGGAGACCACGAGTACCGTCGTGTCTCATTAAAAAAGTATAGACAGCTGGATTATTCACGGTTAAACTTTTTTGTTTTTCCATGAATAATGTTAAATCGGCCTCAGCTTGTTGTATTTGTTCTGGTGTTGGATTATCACCAAACCATTTTTTTAATAGAAAGTTAAATAGCTTCTTATTTTTAACCTCTTCTACTATAACGTCATAAACTAAATCTTGTATGTTCATACTACATAAATATATAATAAATACCTTTTTATCAATATAAAAACGGGTATATTATTGAGATATGAACATATCTGAACTTGTTAGGTTTTTCTTAAGGGTAGATAATTCTTCTGTGACTGACTTTAATAACCTTTCAATCATAAGAACTTTCATCAAACTATCCGCATCAGTTGTACTAACATCGTTGGTTTGACCACCAAAAAGAGCTAATTTAATTAAACTATCAGTTTCACTTTTAGATTGTTTCTCCTTCTTTCTTTGGAAATATTTCCTTGAATTTTCTCTTGTACAATCAATACAGTAGTTGCTATGACCATCTAAAACCAATTTGTTCTTGTAAAAATTGTCAAGTGTTTTCGGTGTTTTACAACCCGAACATCTCTTCTCATTTTTCTCTTCTGACATAAATCTATTTTTTGATTAAGACACAAAGGTAACGTATATTAAAAGAAAAACCCAAATATCATAAAAAATATTTGGGTATAACTTATATTAAATTATATTTTAATAACCACTACCAGTTCCTAATCCTAACATACTATTGAACCAATCTAACGCCTTATCAAATAAAGGTTTATTCTTATTTATAAGTGATTGCCATAGTTTTTTGTCATTTTCAGGTAACATGTCCTTACAATCCATCATATGACCTGTTGGTTCACAATTAGGGATAGATAATTGGTATTGTTTAATTCTATCTGTTAAATCTTTACCTTGAATTTTTTTAGCATCTAAGAAAGCTTTTGTACCCGCATTAATTGCCATTTTTTGATCATCAACCATTGTTTGTTCTTGTAGATCTTTACTTTCTACGATTTGATTGTCAATGATCTTCTTAATTTGACTTTCCGTGAATATATATTTTTTCATAATGTGTTACTTTGATTTAAGGTATACTGATAAATATCCAGCTAAACGACTACCTCTCTCTATTAAAAAATCTTTTTGTGTTTGTGTTAATCTCTTTTTCTCTCTATAATCAACACCCATAGTTCCAATACATTTGTCCGTTACAATATCAAACAACCCAATTACATATGATGCGTTAGTTCCCGTTGCTTCCGCCGCCGACTTTAATCCGTAAGTTGCAATGGTGTCATCTTTAAAATCGGAAATCCACAAATGTTTATTTTCCATAATGTGGTTCATTGATCTTGAATATAACGATAGCGGAATGTCAGTGAATAAATGAATTATACTACTAACACCAGGTTTAACGTCTTCATATGTTATTGAAAACTTTTGAATTGATTTGTTGGTGTGAAGAAAATGACCACCATTGTGAAATTGACTTATCCAAATTCTATCCGCATCTATCATATCTCTAATTTCTGATATTTCATCAAAAATAACCAAATTTCTTTCAATATCATCTCTAACGATGTCTTTCGATGTTGGTTTAGATAGTTTAGCCTTCACATACTCAAGTCCTGCTGGACCAACTAATGCTGTGATAACAGCAACCAAAACCATACCAATCAATTCTATTGTGTGTTGTTCCATAGTAATAATTCTATAAATAGTATAATTTAAAATAAAAAATTGAATTTATTTAAGGCCGTCGATATTAAAACCCAAATTAATTTTTATCTGACAAATAGACACCCTATTTTTAGGTGTTTTTACAATATATAACTTATTTATTTTTGTTGTCGGGGGACAAAATAAACATATATAAATTAATATACGGGAGATTTCACAAACTCCCCTTTTTTATGTATATTAGGTAAGATATGAGTAAGATAATTAACTTTTTTGGTGGACCTGGTATAGGTAAATCCACACAAGCATCAGGTTTATTTACTGAGATGAAAAAACACCATATGAGTGTTGAATATACATATGAGTTCCCAAAAGAAGTTGCATGGGAAGGAAATGTATCCCAATTAAAGGATCAGTTCTTTATTACCGCAAATCAACATAGAAATATTAGTCGTCTTTATGGTAAGGTTGATTATATTATTGTAGATTCCCCAATTGTATTAGGTTGTTTTTATGAACAACGATACGGTGAAGGATATCCAGCATCTCATTACTCAATGTCAGGTTTAAGTAATTTCCTTTGGTCTTTATTTAAAAAATATGACAACATAAACATATTATTAAAAAGAAATGATGAGACATATGATACAAATGGTAGATTACAAGGTCTACAAGAAGCTCAGGAGATCGATGAGGACATTAAGCTTACGTTGGGCATTAACAATATACCTTATAGTGAATTTAGTGTTCATAATGACACTCCTTTGGAGATTTATAGGTATTTAATAGAAAAGAATTTATGAGAAAGAATTTAGGTTCCAGGGTTGGGGTGACTATGATGACATTAATGTTATTATTCATTACGGTTTTTACATTTGCACAGGATGTGGTTGTTTTAAAACACACAAATTATACATCACATTTTAGTAAATCAAAAAAATATCCTGTAATGGTAGAATGGTGGATTACAAGAGCAAAAGTTAGTTGTCCCACACCATTGGCAAGAAAAGACAATTTTAAACCCGATCCAAAATTACCTTCTGAAACTGATTTATTAAATGATTATAAAGGTTCAGGAACAGATAGAGGACACATGATGCCAGCTGCGGAGAATTTGTGTCAAACACAGGCAATTCAAGACGAATGTTTCTATTTCTCAAATATGGCGGCCCAATATCATAGTTTAAATGCGGGTGATTGGAAGTCTGTTGAAACATTGGAAAGAGAATTATCAAAACAACAAGATAGTGTTAAAGTTTGGTGTGGTAATATTGGAGAGGCAAAAAGAATTGGTAGAGTTGCGGTTCCAACCAAATGTTGGAAGGTTATTTACATAGTAAAAACTAAGGAATGGATGGCATTTTTATTTGATAATAATACATCGAAACCAGATGGTATTCATAATAATCAAGTAGATAAAATAGATATAGAAAAATTAACCGGTTTTAAATTCAAATATGTTAAATAAAGAATTAGTAAATTATCAAAATAAACTTTATTATATCTTTAAAAAGATAAAACAAGATCGTATTAAAGATGGTCATGTAAATGACTTAAAGGAAAATTGGAGATGTGATATTGTTGTTAAAAGTAGAATTAACAATGACGATACTCTTCTTTTTTTAATTGAAATTCCTGAAGCTGAGATTGTACAAGATACAATATAATTACATATTCTTCTTAATGTGTTTTAAACACATATTGGTATATTTTTCTTCATTACGTTTAGCTTCTTTCTCCAATGGATTTTGAGAATAGTAATGAGTTTTTTCGTAATTTCTATATTTTGTACGTGATTGTAAATAGTGCGTATATTCATGAATCATAGTTGCAACAATATCATGTATGGTGGTGTTATTTGGTAGATATAAGGTAATGGTGTTCCTCCAAAAACAGTAATTTCCATAAATGTCAGAATTACCCGATTTTCTTTTTCTTTCACTTACTTTAAAGATTAACTTTCTCTTCTTTCTATCACATAGACCAAAATACTTCTCACACCACTTCAAAGTTTGCTTTGCGTAGTATGTTTTGGATCCTATGTCGATAGTTCTAGCCATTGTTTTTATCTACTTTAATCGTTCTGGTTGTTCTTTTAGTTGGTTTTGAGGTTACATCATTAACCGCGTCAAAGTTCTCAGCAATGTCGTTTAGAATTGCCGCAAACTCATAATTCTCCGATTCTTCGTTCTTCTTCCAAAGAACACTAACGAAACTCCTTAATTCTAAATCTGTCAGTTTGGCTCTTACTTTAACTGCATTTTTCATCAGTTTTAAGACCATGTACTGAACACCTAATTTCTTATCTTGATTTAAGGAGAAGTAATTACTGATCGTCACATTAGATAAAATTGACGCCGATACGTTCTCCAAAAATGAAATGAACGACGGATGGTTAATGTTTACATTCATAAGTCTTTTCGTTTTTAATAAATACCTTTATTATCGTTATAAAAATGGAAAAGGGGATAAGTTTTTATTAACTTAACCCCTTGACCTTCAATTTAAAGGAAAATATTTATTTTCCCCATTTACCATTCTTTACTAATTGAGCAATGATGGAATAAACTGATAAGTCTTGGTAGGTGTCGTCTACCGCCTCCCCTACGTTGTCCTGAGCTCCTAAAACGACGAGTTGTTTGATTCTTTGGATTTTATCGTTCATACGGAACCAAAGTCCCATTTGGGACAATTTACGGTCTTCCTCCTTACTTAAATCTTTACCTAAGGCGATGTTATCGGGACCATAATTAGATTGTTTCCTACAAAACGTCTCATATTGGTCTCTCATTATTTTTTTGAATTCTTTGGTCATTTCGGGGTACTTTTCCTCAATTTCTTTGATGACCGGATTTACATTTGGTTTCTCTTCAGACATAAAATATCATTTATATTATAATATAATGATTTTCTTTTGTAATACAAAATATTTATATAAAAACATATACACATGGCTTCTAAGAAATACCAAGAAATGCAGGCATCAGGAGAAACAACAAAAACGTCTCAACCTAAACACAAACAATTAATTAAAATGTTGACTTTCAGGGTTGTACCAGCATACTATAAAGAAATTGAAAAGGTGGCTAATCATCAAGATAAAACCGTTTCCAAATTAATTAGGACGTATATCAAAGAAGGTATGAAAAGAGATGGAGAATTAACTGATAAGGAAGAAAAAGACTTTGGTTTATAGTAAAATTTATGGAAAAAATCATTATTACCGAAAATCAGGTAAAAAACATATTGGATAAAGTACTAATGGAAGAAACTTCCAAAGTATCTCGTAATGAATTTAGTCGTGTACAGTTTAAAATTGAAGAATTACAAAATTCACTTAACGAAACGGTTAGAGAATTAAGAAAATTAGAAGATTCCGTTCCGTCAGGATTACAAAATCTCACAAAATCAAGAATTTCAATGATTTCATCAAATTTAACAAATTCACAAAAATTATTGGCTCTTGTTAAGGAAAAAATTAGAAATTATAAGAGAAGTTTATATTCTCAAACCATAGAAGAAAAGAAAAAATGATAAAATTTAGTGATTTATTGGTAGAATCGGAAAAAATTGGATTTGACGAGTTTTCGGCAAAGAGATTAAAGGGTGCGACCAAAATTACTGAAGATGCGAAGAAAAAAGGAGGTCCTTCTATGTTAACTTACCACCATTTTGTGGTAAAATTACCATATTACAAGAAAGCTTCCGAAGGAAAATTCAATTTAGACGAGGCAAAGTCAGAATTTAAAGAAAATCTTGACAAATTATGTAAATTGACTGAAAATGTTGATATTCAACAAGTTGAATTCCAAAGATTAGTCGGTTTAATTGAAGTTTTGGGTGAGTTGATCATAAAACATCGTTAAATTAACCCATCTTTCTTCTTCATTACCCTTTTTCCCTTTTTTGTTAAAAAAAACATCTCCTCAGTCGTATCATCTTCATAAGAATCAACTAATCCTTTCTCTTTTAATTCATACAACACACTACCAGCCACAATTTCACGTAAAACCACCTCAAATTCATCATCGTTGAACACTCCGAGGAATTCATCGTCGTCCCCTTCTAATTCACCTAAAATAAATTTTTCAGTTAGCTTATCCAATAGGTATTTCTCCGCAAATGCAGTTGAATGAATCTCATAATCCTCAAAAAATAGACTTTCAGTTAAATCACTAATAATCTCATTTGTCATTTCAATTACAACAGGTTGGTAAATCTTATTCATTATCATTAAAATTGGTCTATTACTAATAATATCTAAAAACCTTTTAAAAAAGAAATTTAGATGACTTTTATTTTCCACATTTATTTGTTATATTATAAAAAAATCAATTATACATGAAGAAAGGTAAAATTTTTGTACAGATCGCATCTTACAGAGACCCTGAGTTAGTCCCTACAATTGAGGATATGATTAACAAGGCAAAAAATCCACAAAATTTAACATTTGGTATTTGTTGGCAATATGATAGTAGTGAACCTATTACCATGTTTGACGGTATCGAACAATTTAGAATTAGTAAACATCACTATAGTGAAAGTGAAGGTTTAGGTTGGGCAAGACACATTACTAATACACTATACGACGACGAAGAATTTACATTACAAATTGATTCACATCATAGATTTGTTCAAGATTGGGATGTGATGGTTTTGGAGGATTTTAAACAAGCAAAAAAATCTGTTAAAAAACCAATTATAACTACGTATTGTACACCATTTAATCCAAAAGAATCCGAAGATAAATGGATCCCAACTCCCTGTTTAATGTCTCAATATGAATTTAGTGGAGATAGATTATTGATGAGTATGCCTTGGTATATTCAAGATTATAAAACAAGAACCGAGGTTATTAAGGCTAGAACAATGAGCGGTCATTTCTACTTTACATATGGTAAATTTATAAAAGAAGTACCTTATGATCCGGATATCTATTTTGGTGGTTATACTGAAGAAACAACATTAAGCGTTCGTGCATTTACTAATGGTTATGATTTCTTTAGTCCATATCGTATGATTATGTGGCACGAATATACGAGAAACTATCGTGTAAAACATTGGGATGATCACGGTGTGAATAGCGAAACAAAGAAAACAAGTGGAGAAAGAGATGTATTTGCTCGCAACAAAACACGTCAATTATTTGGTACCGAAGAATATGGAATTGATATGGGTATTTACGGTTTAGGAACCGTTAGAAGTTTACACGATTATGAAGTTTATGGAGGATTCGATTTTAAAAAATGTTTAATCCAAGATTATACATTGAAAGTTAAAACACCACCAAACCCACCAGATTGGGAAGCTCAATTCATTAGAAACAAATATGATTTAACTTTAGAATGGGATTTAGATTTCTTCAAAAAGTTTGAGTTTAAAAATCCTAAGTTTTTAACATTTGCAATACACACAAAGGCAGGTATTGAATTATATCGAAAAGATTTTACAATTGAGGAGTCTCCACAATATGTAAACTTAGAAAATAATAAAACTACAGTAAATTTAGAGTGTATCGAGAAACCTGGTAAGATTGTTATGTATTTATTTGATGAAGATAAACAATGGAGTGATCGATACGAAAAAACAATCTAATGAAAATAGTTTTTTTATTAATAGGGGCGGCTGGTAGACCTAAAATATTAAATGGTGACAGTATAAGAAATGGGGGAGCGGCATGTTCGGGAACAGATCAAAGTATGATTTTAGTTTCCGAATATCTGGCGGAAAAGGGTCATGATGTAACAATAGTTTTAGAAAAAACCGATGGTATAACATGTAGAGGGGTAAAATACGTTGATTTTGGATATGGTGATTTAATTAACAGTGAAGTGGATATTTTAGTTTCAGCATTGTGGTTTGACAAATACAATGAAATCCCTTTTAAAGTCAATAAAGGATTAATTTATTGGTATCATATGGCTTGGGTGTATTCAATTAATGAAATGATTGAATTTTGTACCGAACGAAATATTAGAATGGGATTTTTAAATATCTCAAAATGGGCTGAAGATCAAAATAGATGGAGCATTAAAATGGGAGAGGAAAAACTTAAAAATACAATAGTTAAAATAATTCCAAATCCTATTATGACAGATTTAATGGATGAAATATCTAATAAAGGAATTGAAAGAAAAAATAGAAGTTCAATATTCCACGCACAGTACGGTAGAGGAGGAGATGTTGCCGACAGAACAATTAATGAATTAGGGTGGGAACCAATGTACAAGTTTGATTACATCAATCACCAAAACGGAACCGATAAAGAAACGTTATTTAGTAAGTTATTAGAAACCGATTATTTTATATTTCCTTTATATCATCCAAATGGTTGTGTTTATAAAGATACATTCTCATGCTCCGTTGCAGAGGCAATTGCCGCAGGTGTGATTGTTATAACTTATAGTTTAGGTGCGGTACCTGAATATTTTTCAGACGGTTGTGTTTTTCTAAACTTTCCACATGGAACAGACATGGAAAAAATGATGACAGAAAAGGTCACATGTGATGCACATTATATGGATTATACGGGTAACGTAAAAGATAAACTTTTAGAAGTAGAACATACGCCAGGTTTAAAAGAAGAAATAAGAAATAGAGCTAAGAATACAATAAAAGACAGGTTCTCAATTTCCGTAGTCGGTAAAATGTGGGAAGAACTATTAAATGAATTTTTTTATGAAAATTAATGATTTTATATCTGCGGGATTTTATATAAATTTAGATTATAGGACAGATAGAAATGAACACATGATAAGTGAATTACAAAAATATGATTTACTTGATTGTGTTAAAAGATTTTCAGCAGTAAAGGCATTCGATAAAACTGAATTTATAAGAAATGATGAACATAAAATGTTATCAGCAACTTTAGCTGCCGCCGAATCACATAAACAAATCATTAAAATTGCAAAAGAAAATAATTTTGAAAATGTTTTAATTTTAGAAGATGATGCTGAATTTTATAACACAGAAAACTATAGAGGTATTGACATTATTGAAACCGCTTTAGATCAATTATCAAAGATAGATAATTGGGAAATATTTTTTTTAGGTTCAAATTTACATGATACTGAATTAAATCTAATATCACCAAATTTAATTAAATGTGATTGTTGTGTTAGTACACAAGCGTATATTTTAAATAAAAATACTTACGATATTATTTTAAATGATCCTGAAATTAGATATATGGATATAACTTTAAATAATACGTTTAAAGAAAAATATATAACATATCCATTATCATTAATACAAAAATCAGACGATGTTAGTGATATCGGAGGTCATCAATCGATGACCAAAGAGTTTTGGGAATCCCAATATAAGAAACCATTTAAAAATAATTAATATGTCAAATCCATTCGATTTTTTTAAAAAAGTTTGTTATATAAATTTAGACGATAGATTAGATAGAAATGATCAAATTAAAACAGAATTAAATAAATATAATATTAATAGTGAGAGAATTAGTGCAATTAGATTAAGTGAAGAAGAAAGTGAAATTTTAACACAGAAAGGTTATCCATTATGTGAACCAGTTTCAGATCTTGACGCATATCACAGAGATAGAATTAAAAAAGTCACATTAGGTCAAAGATCATGTTTAATGTCTCATTTAAAAATTTATCAATACGCTAAAGATAATAATATTGATAATGTTTTAATTTTTGAAGATGATATGATCTTTAATGATGACGTTGACGTTATCGATGTTTTAAGTAAAACTATAGAAGAGTTAAAGAATGTAGAATGGGATATGTTTTTTTTAGGTTGTATGCCGTTATCCCCAATGATAAAAAGAGGTGAATATCTATACCAACTTACACATTTATCAACAAGCCATTCATACGTAATTAATAGTAGTTGTTATGATACTTTACTTAATTTTCCATTTTATGAGGAAATGAATATAGATACTCAATTTAGTAAATTTGCGGCACAAAATAAAATTAAAAGTTTTACTTCAAAATACCCATTAACATTTCAAAGAGAAGATTTTTCGGATATTCAAATGTTACCCGTTGGAGGTTTAGAAAATCATATAAAATCAAGATATAAAACATGGACGGGATAACATACAATCTTTTAGGTGGACACGGTCAATTAGGTAATCAAATGTTTCAATATTCTTTACTATTGGGTATTAAACATAGAAATGGTTATGATATTATCATCGATCCCGAAACAAAAAAAAATAGTTATTTATTTAAATTTTTTGATTTCAATGAGTGTTTAATTGAACCGTTTGTTGCGAAACATGAATATAGAGAACCATATTTTCATTTTAATTCAGATATTTTTAATGTGGTTAATAACACAAATTTTATCGGTTACTTTCAAACCGAAAAATATTTCCAACATTGTAAAAATGTGGTAAGAAGTGAGTTTAAATTTAAAGAAGATACAATACAAAAAGTTAATGAATTTATTAAAAATTACAAAGATAATAAATTAGTTTCAGTTCATGTTAGGAGAGGTGATTATTTAGTAAATCCACATATCCATCCACAACCTTCCTTGGAATATTATAATAATTCAATTGAAATGTTAAATGATGAAAATACGATATTTGTATTTACATCTGATGATATTAATTGGTGTAGAGAAAATTTTAAAAATAAAAACATAATATATAGCACAGGTGATTTAATATTTGATATGTGTTTAACATCTTTATGTGATGATCATATTATTACAAATAGTACCTTTAGTTGGTGGGGATCTTGGTTAGGAAAAAACCCTAATAAAAAAATTATATGTCCCAAAGTATGGTTTGGTGAAGGTAATTCACATATAAATACTAATGACATTTATTGTGAAAATTTTATAAAATTATAATATGTACGATTACTTAATAGTAGGTGCAGGATTCTACGGATCCATTTGTGCACACGAATTAACGAAACAAGGTCATAAGGTTTGTGTTATTGATAGTAGAAACCATATTGGAGGCAACTGCCACACAGAGAATAAAGATGGTATTAACATTCACACATACGGACCCCATATTTTTCATACGTCAAACGAAGAGGTATGGAAGTGGATAAATCAATTTGTTGAATTTAATAATTTTAGTTTAAGAATCGTTGCAAACTATAAAGGTGAAATTTATGCTTTACCATTCAACATGTGGACATTTAATAAGTTATGGGGAGTAACACATCCACATGAAGCTAAGAAGATAATTGAAGAACAAAGTTCTGAGATTACTGAAATTACAAATTTAGAAGAACAAGCGATAAAATTGGTAGGTAAAGATGTGTATGAAAAATTAATTAAAAATTATACATCGAAGCAATGGAGAAAAGATCCTAAAGAATTACCAAAAGAAATTATAACAAGATTACCATTTAGATTAACGTATGATAATAATTATTTTAATGACAAATATCAAGGTATTCCAATTGGAGGGTACACACAGATATTTGAAAAGTTATTAGATGGAATTGATGTTAAATTGAGTGTTGATTATTTTAAAGATGAATTACCTGAACATAGTAAAGTAATTTATACAGGACCAATAGATAAATTCTTTAATTACAAATATGGTCAATTAGAATATAAAACAACAAAGTTTGAACATTTTAAATTTGATACAGACAATCATCAGGGTTGTGCGGTTATGAATTATACCGATAGTGATACCATACATACAAGAACAATAGAACACAAACATTTTGAACCTGACGTTAAAACAGATTCAACGTGGGTAACTTGGGAATATCCAACACAATATAAAGCGGAAGAAACTGAACCATATTATCCAGTAAATGATAAAGAAAATACTGAGATATACTTAAAATATAAGGCTGAAGCCGATAAATTAGAAAACATACACTTCGGAGGTAGGTTAGCTGAATACAAATATTATGATATGCACCAAGTGATATCATCAGCACTGAACTTCATTAAAAAAACCTCCAATTAGGAGGTTTTTTTTTCTTCAGGTTTTTTTAAACCTTTTTTTAATTCTTCTTTTTTTTCACGAGCAATCTTCTCAAGTTGTTTATGTTGCTCTGAAATTTTCTTTCGTTCCTCATCGGACATCGATAAAATTGCCATAACTATATTGTTTTATTTTCCATTATTTCTATTGAGTCATCCCTCTTATGTTTTAACATCTCACATTTTTCATATTCTTCTCTTTCTTCAAAAATAACAATCAAGGCATCTAATATTTCAATGTAAAGTTGTAGATCATTATCATAAGATAAGATGGTACACGTATTATTATACTCATTTAATATCTCATTGTCAACGGCAACCATAAAGTTGGATATCATCTCCAATTCATCCTCATCATAATTGTCGTTATGTAAGACTCTTGTTGATTGTAAAAGAAAGTTGGATGACATACTCATACTATTATCATAAATATCACTCATATAGTCTCTTTTAATTTTTTATCTAATATCCTGAAACACTCAAGAAACCCATCTGTCTCAGTTTCATCTCTGGTAGTTCTTGAATCCTGTGTAGGTCCAAATACAATACCATTTTTAAGTGACACACTAAAAACCCATTGATATGGGTTATACATTTCTATTGTTAGGTACACACCCTCTTTATCAAAAAACTGATAAAGTTTTTTTGAGTCATATAACCCTAAAGTTGATAGACTTATCACTCCAACATTTGGAAACATAGTATCCTTAAACCTTTGAAAGGCAATAGGATACAAATATTCTATAACATACCAATCCATATGAATAATAATAAGAAAAATATCTCTATTTTGTATCTATAAATGTATATTTTTTGATTTTGAGTAAAATCAATATAATTATGATTGTTTAGCCCATGTATATAAGAGAATTTTATTATAACGACGACAATAGGATATTGTACGTTGAGTTTTCAACCGATAATGACGGTGACGACACATATAGAGTGTTAGAATTAACAATTGAGGATGTTATGTATTATTCTCCCAATATTATTCATGAGAATGACATGTATAAAATGGAGGAAGACGATGTTATTGAACTAATCGACCAATATGCAACTGAAAATGATTTACCTGAAGAATCAATTTTGTAATATTTATAAAGTATGAGTTTTTTAACTGACGAGAAAAGAGAAATATTAGACAAGTTTGTCCTATTTGTAAAGGAACAATTGGAACTTAAAACCGTTCCAACCATCAAGATACAAAACCATAGAGACGGTCTAAAAACGACTGCAAACTACGATTACACCAAAGAAAACAAGATCATAAAGGTATGTGCTAAGAATCGAGCACTTGTGGATGTATGTAGAAGTATTGCACATGAGATGGTTCATCACAAACAATTTGAACAAGGACGTCTTAAGGTTCAACCACCCGATATTGGAGGTGAAATTGAAGATGAAGCGAACGCTAAGGCGGGACAATTTATTAAAATGTATTCCAAAGAAGACCCAAATATCTACAACGAAGATTAAAATCTTTATTTTTAACTCAAAAAAGGGTATTTTTCCCTATACCAATATCGTATTCAAAAGTTTTATTGGATATTTATAGACTATGAAGTTGGGCTTAACCGATAAACAATATAATAATTTACTTACTTTAATATCCGAAACGGAATTAGAAGAACAGGCCGAACCACCACCAGCGGAACCTGAAGCGGGTACATCCAGTAAACAGTCGGGTGGTCAAGGATATCCTAGCGTAGGTAAATGGGAAAGTGGTGTTACAAGAGGGCCGGGTAATCAAGTGGGGGTAACTAAATGGGCTGACGTTGTTGGTTCAAAATTAACAAGAGGTAAAGCTAACCCATTGAAAGAACAAGAAGGTAGACAAGATGTTCTCAATTATGTTAAAAATGACGGTCAACAAGAGAAAGTAAAAAAAGAAAATGAAAAAAGGGACTTTGATGATAAATTTATTATAGTAAAGATACCACCAAGAAATAGATTTAATAAAACATCGTTAGTAATACCAAAATCAGGGGAACATGAAGTGTGGGATCCAAATTTAGATAGAGTTCAAGTGTTTTTCAAATCTTGGGAAGGAACGGAAAATCAAAACAAAATACCTGAAAATAAAGTTTTTAATCCTCTTTTTCCAGATAATACTTTAAGAAATTTTACAACTGAAAATAGAGATTTTTATATTAGTAAATTAGTATTCAAAAATGGATCTTGGGAATTTGATTGGTATGTTAATAAAAACGACGGAAAACCATATGATGAAAATGAAACATTAAAAGGTGTTAAAATTCCTAATGAATATATTAGTGATTGGTATGATCAGTGGGGTAAAATCGTGTTACCCATAAGTAGTGTTCTTGTGTTCTTTATATTTCCAGGTTGGGGGGGTATTGTTGCAGCAACATTATTGGATTTAGGTGTTGCGTCTATTGAATTTAGTAGAGGAGATACCTTAGGTGGTATCATTAATTTGATTGCAGCATTTTTACCTGGTGTTTCCGAATATCTTGGTTGGGGTAGATGTACGATTGAGGAAGCTAAAGCGGTATCAACATATGTCAAAGATATTAAATATTCCAATGAATTACCTGAAATGTTTAATGCGATGAGTCCAACATATATAAAAAATGACAGACATCGTTATCTCTTACAAAAATTAGTTTCTGAAAATCCAAAAGTAATAAAAGATGCAATTGATAAAGTAATAGTAAATGGAGTTAAAATTGCATCTAAAGATAAATCAAAGATGTTAAGATTGATGTTAAATTTAAACTACATGTTTAAAAACAAATTAATATCTAAACAATCGGCTAAGTCTATTTTTAACACATTAGCAGCAAGAGAAATGGGTTATTTTTTCACAGCATATGGTGTTATACATATAGGAGTTAAGTTAGGATCGTGGGCATATGAACAAATGGTTAATAGAGGATACGATAAAATTGTTGAAAACAAATTTGAAGAAATAACAGATAATCCTGGATTAATTAATACAATTGAGTCGGACCCCGCATTTGATTTAGGACCTCAAATAACAAAAATATATGAAATGGGATTAATTACTCAATACGACAGTAAAATAAATCCGGTTTTAGATATATATCAAAAGAAATACCAAGAAACTAATCCAAAATATTATGTAAAAATATCAGGATATTTATTAAATGAGTTTATTAAAAATCAAAATCAAGATTTTAAAAAGTTGGCAATGGATTTTGATTTAAAAAGAAAATAATTAAAATGAGAAATAGATTACAAGAAGAAATACAAAAATTTAAAAAATTAACCGGTTTATTGACCGAAGCTAACCTTTTTCCAATAATTGACGAATTTATACAAATTGGTATTAGAAAAACTTTATCAAAGACTGTATTAAAAAACAAAGAATTTGAACAAGATTTGATTAAAACAGGTAGAATAATTGTTGATAAAGAAACTGGTAAGATCAGTAAAATTTTAATTGATGGTCAAACACCTATGTTTGTATGGAAAACATTATTTAGATCTCCAGAAATGCGTTTAGCATTTGAAGAACTATTGGTTAAAAAAGGTTTTAAAGTAAGTCAAATAACGGATCCTGATTTTTTAATTTTAATTAGAAAATTTAGTGGATTGGAAAGAGGAGTTCAGGCTTATCTTGCATCTAAAGGTAATATAATTGTTGATGAAATTTGGGGTAAAACATTTAAAACAGTTAAAGAATTTTTTACTGAATTTTTTAGAGGATTAGGTCAATCCATTTCCTCTCCAAATATATTAAAAAATTTATACGATAAGGTAATGCCTAATGTTGATTTATTAAAAGGTGAGTTTGATAAAAATTTTGAATCTATTTTAACAAAATATACACTAGGTAAAACGGATATTGGAAAAGAAATGACTGAAATTAATAGAATTTTAGGTCAATTAACGTTAAGAAAAAAAGAACAACACGCTACTTTATATAAAATGTGGACCGAGGAATTGAAAAAGACTCCAGAAATGAAAAGATTGTTTGATCCGAAAGATCCATTTTATATACTAAAGGATGCTACCAATAACCAAACATTCAGAGATTTATTACGAGAATTTGAAACATCAAATGGAACTATTGAAAAAATAAATCAAATGACCTCAAAGTGGAAGGCATTTAAATTAATGTTTTCGAAACCTGATAAAGGTAAAGGTGTGTGGAAAAGATTTTTTAACATTACAGAAAGACTTTTTAATGTTAGTTTAATGTGGGACCCAAGAAAATATCGTGAACTTGGAAAAAATATAAAGATGTTAGGTTGGGGTAGATTTCTTGGTAATGAATTAGGTAATAAAATACAGGCGTCGGTTACTATAGTTCCGGCGGTATTGGCAGCATATAAATTTTTAGGAGCCATGTCGGAATCATATCTACAAGCACAAGGATATGATGTTAATCTTCCATTAACAGATAAAAAAATATTAGATGAATATGATGAAGAAATGACACGTGGATGGGCAACCGTTAATATTTTAACAACTCAATATGTTGAATCTTTAGGTATTAGAGCAGGTGAATTGTCAACTATGCCTGCATGGTCATTAGATGCATTTTTTTTATTACAAAAATATCAAGGTGGTTGGAAACCAGGTGATTTTGATAATCAATTAAAAAATGTAATTAAAAAAAGTAAGGAAAATGAATTACAAATAGACACCGCAGGTCAAAGTAATTCTCAAATTGCGGATACTTTAAGATTGATTAATGCTCCTAGAGTTGATACGATAATAAACGCTATTGATGAACAAATAAAATCAGGTGATGTAAATCCTGAAGATCTAATTAAATAATAGTAATGGTAAATTTTCAAAATAATAGAAAGAGTTTATATAGTAAAATACCCAAAGATTATAAAAAACTTAAAAATAATGTTTTGAGTTTAGAACAATTTATTGCCATATGGTTCAAAGATGAAAATATCTTTAGTGAGGGAAAAATTAACTTGTTTAAATACTTGAATGACAATGTAGATAAAATGTTCACTAAAAAGGATGAGGTTAGGGTTACATTAAAAAACAAAAGAAGTTTTTATAGGACATTTGCTTGTGATTTAGAGTGGGCAAAAAAATATGATTTTTGTGTTGGTGACGGAGAATCAAATGTTAATTTAGATGACAACATAAAAAAATCTTTAATGGGGAATTACGTTTCCAAGACAAACGGAGAATTTAAAATATTCGATTCTACGTCATATACCAACGTTGATGAACCAATACAATTAGGAATATCCTCATATAGTTTTTCTTACGTCTCAGGTACGTTAGATAATCCAAGATATGAAGGTCAAAATTTAACATTTGACATCTCAATAGATACTTCAAGAGAAGATATAACAAGTAGAATTAAATCGTTAGTTCCAAATTACGATTTGAGTAAGTTTAAATCTAAAATTACATTTGGTAAAGATAGAAAAAGTTTTAGTTACAATTTTTTAGATAAAATTAAAGGTACGGCAACAAAAACTGAAGAGGATTCATCTAGTAAATCCGATTCAACGAGTAAAACGGACACAACAAGTAAAACAGATACGACGAATAAATCTGATGACGAGAAACCGTATAAACCAAATCAAACTACAATTTATTCAACAACAACAGATTATAATAAAATAGATGAACCTAATTTGACTATAAAAAATTGTAATAGTTTTCCATTTGAATTGGGATGTAAAAATTCATTAATTGGGGATCTTAATCAAAAATTTTTTGGTAATCGTAGACAAGACACGTATACAAAACTTTTACAAAATCGTTTAGACAACAGGGCTTATTTTAGTATCGATAATGAAGAAAAAACGATAACAAAAGAAATTTGGGATCAAATAATGAGGTCTTCGGAAAAATCTAAAATTGTAAAAGAAACAGTAAAAAAAGTTTTAAAAGAACACATTAATAAGAAAAAATAACATATTTATATTCAGAGTTTGGCGGTTTGGTCGCCGTTAAATGATAAACTCTAAACGAAAAGGAGGTATTCTAAATCTCGACAAAGGGTCTTCGGACCTTTTGTTGTTTTATATACTTTTTAATAATAATTTACTATATTTCAATATGAAGTTTATTAATTTTGATACAATATATGTTAATGGTTCATCATTAACTGCAGGTGGTGGATTATCTGATTTTGGGGTTAAACAAGAATATAAGAAACAACATGGGGTTGAGTGGGATAATGAAAAAGATGTTACATATCCAAAATACATTGCAGATCATTTTGGGGTTAAATTAGAACATGATGCGTTTTCAGGTTCAGGAGCGCCGAGATTGGTTAGAAGAACATATGAACACATTCAAAAAGTTGGATTAGATAAGGCAAGAAAGACATTGTTTTTATTTGAGATAACAGATCCACCTCATAGAGTTGATTTATATGTAGAAAAGGTAAATGATTATGTTATTACCAATGTAAGATACGATGATGATAGAAACATCGGTTCAATATCATCAATACAAATGCAGGACGTTTTAACAAAAGACGGAATAAAATATGATCATGATTATTTTAAAGGCGAAATAACTAACGAGGTTAAAGATTATTTATCAAAATATCATAATCCAATGATATACTTTAATAAATTTGTTGGTGAACTTGCCGGACTATTTAGTTTTTTAGAAGAAAATAATATTGAATATTTTTATTGGTTTGATAATGATTCGTTACAAATGCCATTCAAAGATTTTTATGTTGATTATGATAAAAGAAGAAATTTAAAATTTGGTGGTTTTAACTGTATAAATCAATTTTGCACATTCCAAAATATGAGAATATGTGATGAATTGAATGGTGCGAGTGGTGATATGCATCCAGGTTATTTTGGTAATAAAAATTTCTCAGAAAAGGTGATTAAAATGTTAGAGGGTAAATTGAAACCAACCTTATACGTATTTGGTGATTCACATACACAAACATTTGAAAATCATTTTAAATCAGACTCATCTTGGGCTAAACAATATGTAAATCATTTAGGTGAAACACCAAAAAATTATCCCGATTTAATCGCCGAACATTATAATATTGATGTTGTAAATTATGGTATGGGTGGTTGTTCTAATTACACAATATTTGAATCATTTATAAACAATCATAAAAATATAAAACCAAAAGATTTGGTTGTTTTTGGTTGGACATCAATTAGTAGATTTAGAGTTGCCAATAACGTAAATGATTTGGTTGATATAATTCCATTCACACCTCACCCAAAACAAAATGACGACGTTGAAAAGAAAACTACTGAACAAATAGCCTACAATAAAGAAACACATTCAGTTTGGTGGACCGAAATTGAGAATTTTGTAAAGATCATCAATCATACTTTAAAAGATAATAAAGTATTACATTGGACGTGGGTTAAACCAGAAACCATTTTACCAACAAGAATTTGGTCTCAAGAAAGTATTGATTTAAAACATTCCTATATCTTTAATAATTGGGGTGAATCTGAACCAGAGGTACAAGAATTAATGAGAAAAAATTGTGATTATTTAGTCAATCTTACTCAGGAAGTTAATTTAAATGAAATGAAATCGTTAGCTGAAAATGATAAAAGAATTATATTCATTAATATTGAATTATGTAAAGAAGAAACAAGACAATTTATTTTTAATAATTTTAAAATAAAACATTACCAATCAAGAAATTTTAAAAAGGATTGTTACAGACATTTTATACCATACAAAAAATATCAAAGTATTTTTGATGAGACTAATGGAGTGATTGATGATCTACACATTGGTAGATTTGGACATGTAGAACTATCAAAAGATTTAATAAAAGAAATAGAAAAACCCATCTAAATGATGGGTTTTAATTTTGGTGGAGACGAGCGGAGTCGAACCGCTGTCTTTCCTGCTCAACAATAAATGACTACACGTTTATTCAATTGGTTCTCAATTGACAAATATTTGATTTCATACACAGAAAAACAACAAACTTGTTCCTGACTAAATTTTAAAGAGACAATCAGGCCATGCTCCAACACTCTAAGTGGTATTACACTGTAAGGACTTCTGTTCCTAGGTTATGTGTCCGTCGACCCGCATAGGAGGCTAACTTGGTTAGGCTGCTACTTTAGAAGTTGCAAGTAAACCTGCAATTTCCATTGTGTTGTAAACGTTGTCGTTTAATTTTCTTCACCGTGGATTAAAGTCATAGATGAATTCTGACTACGTGCCATTTACTCCTGATACCTGAAATCAAATCCAAGGCGTCCCCAGTAAATAGAATACAAATATAGATAAAAAAGGGTTAAAAAACTAATTTTAACCCTGAATAACCTATATGTTAGAAAAAAATTACTTAGTAGTAGTTTTCTTAGCTTTTGGAGCTTTGTCAGTTACTTTTTTAACTTTAGCTTTAACTTCCGCAACTTTCTCTTTTACAACTTTAACTTCAGCAATAACCTCAGTTTCTAATTGTTGTAATTCTACTGCCTTTTCAGCCATTGTTCCAGCACCTAAAAGTTTCTTAATTAAATCAATAATTTTTTTCATAATTTTTCTTTTTATATAAATATATCAAAAATGACTAAATTGTCAAGGGTAACCGTTTTTCAAATAACGCCTCGAATAGTAATTTATTCTTTTCCCATTGTTTATTGGTCATACCTACTGATTTATGAGTGACCCCAAATTTGGTTGTTAAACCGATCTTAACCCCTTCAAATTGGTTCTCAACACAGAACGAAATATCATAGAAATGAAACCCTTCAAACTGTTCGTTAAATTCCTTCTTTAGGAGACTTTTACGGACTATAAAGAATAAACCGTCCACAATTACAACATCTTTAAGAACGTCGTTAAATACCCCCTTAGAATAGTGATTTACGTGTCTTTTACCCTCATGGATATGACCGACAACACCAAACATATTTTCACGATTATCCCACCATCTTCCGCTCGTTAATTTATCCGTTCCCGCAATTCCAATAATACCATAATCAGGATGTTTCTCAAATAACTTAACAATCTTGGGTGTCATATTTGAGGTCTCTAAAATAAGGTCATCGTGCATGAAAACGACGATGTCATTAACACTTTCTTTTAACCCTTTGTTATAGATTTGTGTTAAAGACATTTGACCGTCATTTTCATAGATCAATATTTCTGTATTTGGATGGGAAAACATTCTTTTTACATGATCGTAATATGTGGGATCAATCTTCCTCGTGGATATTACAACACTTACCATTTCATTATTCTTCGACATATATAGCGTTTATTTTTCCGTTAATTTCAACTAAGTCAATAACGATTGGTTTATTAGTTGGTTCATATCCTGCGGTACAAATTGCGGCATTTACAAATAAAGTCTTACCACCATATTCAACACCATAACCTTCGTGAATATGACCAAACACATTTACCAATGGATTTATTTCACCAATTCTGTTTATTAAACATTCACATCCAACGTGTGTGTTAGGTTGTCTCCAATTATTAACCAAATCACCATATCCGTTTGGTGGACTATGTGTGATTAACACATCAGTATCCTCGGGAATCATATTCCACTTTTCCTGTAATTCAGTTCCCAATCTTGGTAAGTTAAATGCCCAATCATAGAACCAAGGTTGCCAAGGACTACCATAAAATTTAATAGGTCTATCAAATTCGGGAGTTTCAATAGTAAATGAACTATCTTCCAAATATGTTACATCAGATTGTGATAAATTTTCGGACGACATTAAAGGACCTAACCAATCGTACATACCTTTATAAGATGGTTTATTAATTCTTTCAAAACAATAATCATGATTACCTGATATGAATATTTTTTGATCCCATCCACCTAAGTTTTGAAACCATTTTATAAAATCTTTAACATCTCGTTCTCCACCTTTATTAGAAATATCACCAGCATGAATTAACACATCACCTTTTGGTAAAGGATGTTCCATCTGATGATGAAGGCTGTGAGTATCTGATATACATACTAATCTCATAAAACAAATATACTAATTTTTTTTGAATATGCATAAAAAAAGTCAGAATTTCTTCTGACTTAATTTTGTATAGGCCGTATGGTTTTACATACATTCACCACCACTTTGTTTTACTAAACAAAGAAAATAAAACTCTGAGAATACAAGTTTTAACAATCGACTTAGGAACATTATTTGTTTCTTTCCTTTTCCACGAACTTTTGATTCGTACCGATCAATGACGGTCAATTAGATTAACCAATCCTAAAGTCATCAGATACTCTTTTATTACTTATTACTCAACAAATCTGCCGACCTGTTTCAACCTTGCGGGTTTAGAGAACTTTCTTAAAAATCATATTGGGATTGAGTCCCTTTATGGCCGTGAACCTCTCACGACTAAGTAGTCACCTGTCTCCAATGACTGACGAACACTTTTTCTTTTTATGTATGATTTTTATACCAAAATAAAAATTTAGTTTTCCGAATTGGGAAAGTAGTGGTTCGTCACCTAGCCAAGTTATCTTTTGAACAACTCGATACTAAACTACTCTCTGAAGTGTCCCCACCTCCATATTTTTGGTTTCCTTCGAGATTAAACCCTTGGTAGGATTTAGTCAAGGACACTAACAGCACCACCTGTTTTTTGTCATACCTTCCGTCTTACGACGCTACGGTTTTAAGACCACCATTGTATTGAATCACGCAATTGTATAATTGGATAACTATACTTCTCACAAACTAATTCTATGGATTATTCTTATTGGTGTTCCCACCTCAACCAAACAACTCGGATTGCTTGGTCATCTAACCATTTCGCTACGGAGTTACCCTCACTACTTCAGGTCAAATGATATTCCACTTGTCTACTCGAGATCCATTACTGAATCCGCAATTTGTCCCAACCAAGGACTCCTCACTTTATCCCACTTTCATGGTTTATTTTATTGACTATAGACGGCCAATATTTTTATTCAAAGAACTGTTTTTGTCTTTCAGGTTATTCACCCTTCTTTTACAAAGATAAGAAATGTTTTCTAATATCCCAAATTATTTGGAGACTTTTTTAGATTTTTTTTCTTTTTTAATTTCATATGATCCACCCATATCATGTCCAACTTCAACATTCTCTTTTGGTGATTCAGTCACAATACCTTTCCATTCTGTTTTA